GGTGGGGGGGGGGGGGGGGCTTCGGGGCCGGCGATCCGGCGGCGGACAGGAAGGCCCGGAGGTTGGCGGCGTACTGGGCCGCCTGGGCCGGCGTCCCCATGAACTCGAAGTGCATGGGGTCGGGCTTCGAGACGTACCGGCCACCCCACCGGAAGCCGTGGCCCTCCCAGAGTTCGACCGCCTTCTGGGGGATGTCGCACACGATCGCGAGGCCGAAGGGGCGGGTCCCTCTCGCGTTCCGTCGATGCCAGGCGGCGGAGGCGTAGGGGTTGGAGGGGGCGTTGACGTCGACCGCCAGGCCCCAGGAGTGGTTGGACGGGGTTGAGGTCCCGGAGATGGCGCGGCAGGCGGCCCCCCAGGACTGGCCGGCCTTGATGTCGTAGCCGGTCCCGGCCTCGGTCAGGTCGACCATGAGGCCGACCAGATCGGCCACGCCCCGATGGACGGGGAGTCGGAGGTCATCGGCCCGGGTGAGGGTGACGAAGTTCGACCATTGACAGTTGGGCCAACCGGGTCCCCACCCGCGGGAGGCGGCGGTCATGACTGGCCCCAGGTCTCGGCCTCGTCGAGGGGAGGGAGATCCGGCGGGTCCTCGTCAGGTTGAGCGTGGTGGTCTTCGGGCGGGGAGTCGACCTCGGGGTCTGCTTCCTCCACGGTCCAGCGCGACTCGGGAAGGTCGTCCGTCTCGGACATGGTGGGTCCTCCTGGGGGTTGGGTTCCCTCGGAAGGGTACCAACCGCGGTGGACGTCAGAACTGGACGGTGTCCGCGGAGATGAACTGAACGGACAGGGTGGGCGGCGGGGTGGCCCCGGTGGGCTTGACGTGGCCGGAGTTCTGGAGGACGCGGAGGTAGAGCTTGTCGCCCTGGAGGAGAAGCCTGTTTATCGACGAGGCCAGGTGGACGTCGACCGACCCCATGTTGTTACCGGCGATCGGGCCGGCGGAGCATGGGGTATCCGTGCGGTCGTTGACACAGATGTCGGCATAGCGCGCCCCTCCGCGTTGGCCAGAGTTGTCCTCGTTCGTCGAGACCTGGAAGCCGATGATGAAGACCCCCTCGGTCTCGATCCGTAGGGCCTCGGGTTCACCTGCATCCCACGAGGCGATAGCGGCCCCGTCCGGGGTCCGGTATCCCCCGTCGAAGGTGATGTATTGCTCCAACGTCGCGTCGGAGGAGGAGACGAGGTTCTGGGCCGTGGACCGTTCGAGGACGAAGGAATCGAGGCGGGTGGCCTTGTTCTTCTGGAGGCGTTGGAGGCGACGTTCGAGGAGGTCGATCCGGCGGAGGGCGTCCTTCATGGACCCCTGGATGGTCGGGTGGATGAGGCCGTTGGACATCTAGTCGGCTCCGTAGAACAGGTTGACGACCACGGACATCTTGTCGCTACTGGGGTTGAGGATTGTCCGGACGACGCGATACCAGGCCTCGACCTGGACATACCCGCGGTCAATCCGGACCCGGACCCGGTCCCCGGTACGGAGCATCCCCGCGAGGGTCGTGTCTTTCAACATGAGTTCGAGGATCACGGGGTTCTTGATGATCTCCAGGCGGGCGGCCGCACGATCGTCGAGAGACGAGATGTCCGCCCCCTCGGTGGCCACGTAGACCTCCTCCAAGGAGACGCCCTCCAGGGCGTCGAGGTCGGTGGCTACGCCCTCCTCTCGGATCGACCCTTGGCCCGATCCGAGGGTTATGACCTGGTTCGAGGCCACGGCCCCGTCGAAGGCCCAGTTGAAGTCCTCGACGTTCTTGCCGTACTCCAGGACCAGATCCAGATGGTCGACCCCCTTCATGGGGTAGTGGGTCGTGAACGTCCGCCTGGACGGGGTGATCTCCACCGAATAGTCGAGACCGTCGCTCATGTCGGTCAGGTCATCCAAGGCCCCCTTCCCGTTCTCGTGTTCGGCGTGGAGGTACACGCGGTCCCGGATGACCCCGGTCGGCGGGCATGACGTCCCGATGTTGAGGTCGGTCTTGTCGTAGTCGGGGTCCTGGAGATGTTCGACAACCCCCTCCGCGATCTGGGCTTGGTCGACCCCGTAGAACCTGGTCGCCTCGTCGAGAACCAGGCCGGCCCGGTCCCAGTAGATCGCCCCGTTCGGACAGGCCAGGGTCACCTGGACGAACTCGGCCTCACCAGTGGGTGGAGCTTCCATGGTGGCCTCCATCTTGACCCAGGTGTCTCGCGGGGTGTTCTCGTCGAGGGTGACCGTTACCGTCTCGATGGGGGCAGGGTAGTTCGTTGTCGGACCGCCCCCCTCGGGGGTGATCGCCACCGACTTCGTGGTGGAGAACCGACCGAGTTCGAGGCCCATCTTCTGGAGGTTCGGGCCGCGCCACTTGGCGGAGGGGATGAAGCAGTACGCCACCGCGGACCAGACGTCCCCCTCCGGGGTGGCCACGGGATCGACCTGCCAGACGAAGCTATGGGCGGCGGCCACCCCGTACTTCGGCGTCGTCGATGAGGTCTGCTCCACGTAGAGGGATCGCCGGCCGGTCATCGCCCGAGCCTGGGAGATCCGCCAGAGGAAGTTGGTGTAGGTCTTGTTGGCCAACGGTTCCCACGGAGCGAAGTAGCCGATGCGCCATCCACCGGGGCCGTCCTCGAAGTCCCCGTTCGGGAGGTAGTTGGTCCGGTCCGCCTTCCCGAAGTGTCGACGGGAGAACCACCACTCCAGGCCGGCCCCGGTGAAGGCGAGACTCCGGGAGTTGGCCTGGGGTCGGAAGACTGGCCCCCACTTCAAGATCGTGTCACCCTTCCAGACCTGGACCTCGCGCATCGGTGGCAGGCGGGGGGCCTTCGGGTCGAGGACGGGCAGGCCGAACTCGATCGCCCCCTCCCCGTTGAGGTCATCGACGACAGACGTGATCTTGGCGTTGTCGATCTCGGCCAGGCGCGCCCCGTCTTGATCGACGGACACGAGACACCACTGGTCTCCGATGATCCGCGTGGTGAAGCCGATGCGGCCCCTGGACCGGAACTCGACCGACGCGTAGGAGATGTCGATGGTGGCGGTGGGGTCGAGGTCCACGGTCGCCTCGAAGGAGACCGAGGCCGGGAACTCGTCGGACGCCGCGGCGTCGAGGGGGGCGGAGCCGGAGAGGGAGACGGAAGCCTCGACGTCTTCCCCCGGAAGAACGCCCTCTCCTCCGTAGGCCTCGGAGCCGTAGGACCCAGATCCGAAGCTCATCTATCCGCCCCCCTTGAAGGTCTCCTCCAGGAGGCCTCCAGGTCCGCGCATGACGGCCTCGCCACCATCGGCGTCGACCAGATAGATCGGTTCCCCGGCGGTCACGGTGAAGTCTGTTCCGAACAGGACCGTGTGTGCGCCGGTCGTCGAGTCCACCAGTACCGCCTGCCACCGGACCGCCATCGAGCCGCCGGTGTCGACGATCCGAAGTCGGCCGTACCGACCACGCCCGCCGGAGGGTCCGGCATTCCATCCGACTCCCCGGTAGTTCGACCCCCTATCGAGGGACGCCCCCTGGAATACGTGGATGCGCCCGGAGCCTCCGACTCCGGCAGGGTCGGCGTTCAGCTTGTAGGCGCATGAGTGCATGTCCCCGGACAGGATGATGACCTGGGGGACGTTCTCGTCCGCCATGAACTGGGCGATCTCGGCCCTCTCGGTGGAGAACTCCCCCCAATGGTCGAGGTCTCCCCCGAGGCTAGTTTCAACCCCAGTTTCGGCGGGCCAGACCTGGGTGTTCAACCAGACGATCATCTTGTACCCGGCATCGCGGGCCGTGGTGAGTTGGTTCTTGAACCAAGCCTTCTGGGTCGCCCCCATCATCGTCTTCGAGGCGTCATCCGTGTCCTCATTGGGGGACCGGAAGGATCGGAGGTCGGTGGCGATGACCCATACGCGTCCGAGGGGGAAGGCTTGCCAGATTCCGGTGGTCTCGGGCAGAGACAGATGGGGGACCATCTTGCGATACGCGCTGTTTGCAACCGCGACCGTGACGTCCTCCCCGTCCGAGTTGTCGGGGCCGAAGTCGTGGTCGTCCCAGAGGTAGACCCAGGGCATGGATCGGGACATGGCGGCCATCTTGGCCGACGCCATGTTGCCCTCGTACCCGGCGACGAACAAGGCTTCGTTGGCGGTCGAGATGTCGCGGTATTGGAGGTCCCCAAGGTGGGCGAAGACGTCGGGGTTGTGGACCCGGATGTTGTCCCAGATCGCGTGAGTCGACCCTTCGTCGTTGCATGACCCATGATCGAGGACGACAGAGGTCGGTTCCAGCGGGGTTGGGAGCGTGCGGAAGGTCCCGGTCACTCCAGAGTCCAAGACGGAGTCGATCTCGACCTGGCACCAGTATCGCTTCCGGGCGTCGAGGCCGGAGATCGACAGGCGGACGTAGTCGTCCGCGTCGGGACTGGCGGCGTCGGAGAAGACGGGGGACGCCATGTCAATCCGGTCGGACACGGCCAGGCGACAGGAGGTCGCGGTGTCGGACAGGGCGGCCACGACCGAGACGCCCGAGGGGGCGGGGCCTCCGATCCAGACCCAGGAGACGGCCACCGGTCAGGCCAGTCCGTACTTGACGGCCAGTCCGTCGATCACGCGTCCGAGGTCGAAGTCGGGGATGGCCGTGGAGTAGACCGCGATCTCCGCGATGTCGCCATCGAAGAACCGGAGGTTGGCCCCGGGGTTACGGCCGATGTTCCATGTCCGGTTGGCCACGTTGTAGCCGGCGGGACTGGCCGTGTTATCGACGACCGATCCGCGGAGGAGTTCGAGGAGGCTCCCGTTGTAGCGGAGGCCAACGATCTCGAAGTTGGTGGTATCCGGAACGGTCGTGCCGGCCACGGTCGTCCGGGTGCTCGTGTTCTGGACGGAAGCTCCCCACCGATCGTTGACGGTGTTAGCCCCTTCTGGGTCGATGCCGAACAGGAGGTCGTTCGAGAAGCCGGTGGCGTCCTGGGAGAGAACGGTCCTCTCTCCGGAGTAGGTGTCGGGCTTGACGACGGCGAGGATCGTGTATTCGGTGAGGGCGGCCCCCAGGCCGGCAAACTCCAGGTAGTCGTCCGTACCGTCGAATCGGACGACCGGGTGGCCGTTGACGACCGCGGTCTGGTACGTCGGGCGGTTGCCGGAGGTCGCCTGGGTGGCGTTGTTGCCGGTCGAGGCCGTCCAGGTGGCGACCGGGTCCCCTCCGGAGAGTCCACCGATGGCGTCGGCCTTCAACCACTGGGCGAGGGTTCCGACCGCGTCCGGGTCCACGGGGGGCGGGTCTCCGTAGACGCGCCACTCGTCGATCGCTTCCCAGTCCAACGGTTCGACGGGGCCGATGTATCGGACCACGAGGGCTTCCGCTGGGCGGTCGGGGTAGGCCTCCTCCCCCTCGTCCCAGACCACGACCTGGAGGACGTCCCCGGAGATGGAGACGTCCGAGAAGTCGTCCGCGGTGGGTCCGTGTCGCCAGGGCGTCGTGGAGGCGTGCTCCAGGGCAACGGTTCCCTCCTGGCCTCGGAGGATCGTGGCCGTGTCCGCCGCGGCCGTGTGGGCCGTGACGTGGACGATCTCGGGCGTTCCGTCCGGGTCGAGGATGATGACCGCGATGTCGGGGTCCGCGATGGTCGGGAGGTCGGTGAGGCCCGATGACGTGAGGGTCGTGGCCGCGTCGGTGAGGGGGTTGTCCTCGACCGTGCCGGTCACGAAGTTGAGGCGGATGCGGGCCATGGTCAGGTGAAGATGGCGTCGATGTCGCCGGCATTGAAGACGAGGTTGTCGCCGGCCGTGAGGGTCTTGGGGGCGGTCAGGGCGGCGTGGAGAAGCATGTTCCCCGAGGAGACTGCATCGAACAGGGCGGCGTGGGTGACCGTACCGGCGGGCATGTTCGTGAAGCGGACCTCGGCCGTCGACTCGGAGACCCCCGGCGTGGCCGGCGCGGTGAAGGAGACGACCTTGCGGACGTAGCTACCCCCGTCGACCTCGGTCCCTCCACCCGCGTCGGTCGTGGCGTCGGTGAACAGGGCCAGGTAGACCCCGGCGGGGGCGGTGAAGGCCGTGGCCCGGAGGACGAGGTTGAGGACCTTGTTCTCCAGGTAGTCGGTCATGGACATCGGCGTTCTCCTTCTATGCGCTTGCCCATCCGGATCGGTACTGGACCGAGAAGCTGGACGCCCCCGTCATGGTTAGGGAGTTCACCCCCGGTTGGAGTTGCCACCATTGGGGGGAAGGTTGGACCGTACCGTACTCGTCGGTCCCTCCCACGATGACGGACCGGGCCTTGAAGTCGACGGTGGCGTCACCCGGGAGGTCGACCAGGGTGACGTCTTCGCCGGTCTCCTCGTTCGTGAGGACGACGGTCGTCCCTGGACCGGTGACAACCACGGTTGGCCAGACCGGATAGTTGCCGGCGTTCTCGACGTCGAAGGTTCCCGAGTCCGTGACGTCGGAGGCGTCGTCGTCGTAGGAGACGGGGTCGTGGCAGACGAACCGACCCGAGGCGCGTCCGGCCCCGATGAAGAAGTCCGCGTCCCACGGGAGGATGAGACCCCGAGGCCTCCCCAGGAATCGACGGTTGCGGCCCCATCGTCGGTAGGAGGCGACGACCACGTCTTCGCGGGCGTTCCTTGGTCGGAAGACCCCCGTCATCGCCTGGACGATCTCGTCGGAGTCCGGGTCGTCGGGGTCGAGATCGACGTCCCATTGGAAGACCAGTTCCCGGACGGACAGGAAGTCGGGACCGGCCAGGCCGCCATCCCCGTAGGCCGGGTCCGAGTCGAGGGTCTTGGAGTCAGGGACCCCGAGGCCTTGGACTGTGACAGTCCCGTAGGGGGTGCCGGGTCCGAACAAGACCCCACCGATCTCCCAATGTCCGTTCTCGGTGACGGCCATGGTCAGACTCCCGCGGATTCGTAGTCGAGTGGTTGCCCTTGGGCGGACGCCCAACCCCAGGCCAGGTCTCGACCCAACTGTTCCCCGGACCGGCGGTCGACGGTCTCGATCTTCGCTTGGAACAGATTGCCGGCCTGGCCGCCGGCCCCGTTCCCGGCGATCTGGCGGAGGAGGCGTTCCGTCCGGTTGGCGTTGAGGACCTGGGCGGACCCGGAGAAGCCTGGGTCGACCAGTTCGGTCCGGCCGCCCTCGCCCGCGATGAACGGTTGGCCGGCAACGGACCGGCCACCCAAGGCAAGCTCCCGGATCTTCGGCGTCCCGATCGTGAAGCCGGAGAACTTCGGGCCAGGACCGGGAGGGTCGAAGCCTGGGATCTTGAACTCCAGGCGGTTCCAACCCTGGATGATGAAGTTGACGGCGGACTTGAAAGCCTCGCGGAGACCGTTGAACGCGCCGGAGGCGGCGGACGAGATCCGACCGGGGAGCTTGGAGATGAAGCCCACCAGGTTCTCGATCGGGGTCACGACCCAGGTGTGGAGGAAGTTGCCGACCGGGCGGAAGACCTCCCCGAAGGTGGAGACGATCCCGCCCAGGAGGGAGGCGATGGTCGAGGCGGCGGCCCGGATGACCCCGAACATGGCGTCCCAGACTCCTCGGAGGATCGTGAGGACCCCATCCCAGGCCTTCCCCCAATCCCCGTTGATGACGGCCAGAACGGTCTGAATGATGCCGCGGATCACGTCGAGGGTCGCGTTGATGAACTCCTGGATGCCCTTGAAGATCGCCTGGACGATCGACCAGATGTCGTCCCCCCAAGCCCTCCAGAGGGCGGCCACTACGCCCAGGACCGTCTCGATGATCGTCCGGACGATGCCCATGACGACCTGGATGACCGCGACGACATGGCCCAGGGCCTCCTTCACGTCGGGCGCGATCTTCTGGAAGTAGGCGATGAGCTTGCCCACGTTCTCGGCCACGGCGGACGCGAAGTTCACGAGGGCCGGGACGACGGTCCCCACGATGAAGGAGACGACCGAGTTGACGACGTTCCGGAAGGTCTCGATCTTCTGGTAGGCCAGGACGAAGGCCGCAACCGAGGTTGCGATGGGGGCGACCAGGCCGGCGATCACGACCCCCAGGCCGATGAGGATGGGCTTCGCGTTGTCCTTGATGAAGCCGGCAACCTTCTCCAGGATCGGGAGGACGTCGGTCTTGAAGACGTCGGCGGCCTTGAAGGCGGCGTCCCGGATCTTGAAGGCCCCGTCGATGACCGGGGAGTCTTCGGAGAGAGGGCCACCCTTGAAGTCCCCCTTGAACAGGACGTCGAACAACTGCTTCGCGATGGCGGCGGCCTCGAACGCGGCGTCCCGGAGCTTGAAGGCCTGGTCGACGATCTTGGAGTCCTCCGCCAGGGGACCGCCCTTGAAGTCGCCGCGGAACAGGATGTCGAACAACTGCTTCGCCACGCCGGCCACGCTCTCCAGGACAGGCTTGACCTTGTCCCAGTTCTTGTAGATGAGGAACCCACCCGCGGCGACGGCGGCGATGATCGGGATGGCCGGCCCGAGACCGAGGATTCCCCCGGCGGCCATGAGGGCCTTGACCGCGGAGAAGGCCTGGGCGAGCTTCCCGAAGATGATGAGCATGGGGCCGGCGGCCGCGGTGACGGCCAGGGCGATGCCGGCCACCTTCTGCATCTCGGGTGACAGTTTCGAGAACCCATCCGCGATGATCTGGAGCTTGTCCGCGATCGCTCCGGCCACGGGGAGGAGGGCGTTGCCGATCGCGATGGAGATGTTCTGGAAGGTGACCTTCAACCGTTCCATCTTCCGGGAGTTGGACTTCTCCATCTCCGTGAAGGCGGTCTCCGTCGCCCCTGCCGCGTTGGCCTGACGCTCCATCTCGGAGGTCATCTTGTCGACCGAGGTCCCGGCGATGACGTTGGCGGCGGACACGGCCTCGACCGACCCCAGGAGTTCGGTGAGGGTGCCGTTGTTGCCCTGGGAGGCGTCCTTGACCACCCCGAGGGCGAAGGCCAAGCCCTTCTCCTCCAGGGCCGCCTGGGCCGAAGCGAAGCCCACCTTCTGGAAGGCCTTGTCCAGGTCCTCCGAGGGACGCTGGAGGCCGGTGAGGGCGGCCCGGAGTTGGGTCGTGGCCACGGCGGTCGGGGTACCGGAGGCGGTCAGGGTGGCGATCGCCGCGTTGACCTCCTGCATCGAGACCTTCGAGGCGGCGGCGGCGGGCGCGATGTTGAAGATGGAGGCGGACAGTTCCTCGAACGTGGTCTTGCCACCCTGGACCGCGGCGAACATCGAGTCCGCCACGCCCTCCGCATCGCTCATGTCGAGACCGAACGCGTTGATGATCGACGTGAGGCCGTCGACCGCGGTGTTCACGTCGGTCACGCCGGCCACGGAGGCCTTCGAGGCGATCTGCATGAACTCGAAGGCGTTGTCCTTGGGGACGCCGGCAGAGATGGCGTTGTAGAGGCCCTGGGTCAGGACATCCTGGGCGATGCCCACGTCCGCGGAGAGGCCCTGGACGAGGTCCTGGAGTTCCCCGAAGTTCTGTTCCGCGGCCTTCCCGGTGAGGCCGAACAGGGTGTTCACTTCCCGTAGGCCGGTCTCGACCTGAGAGGCGGACTTCAACCCCGCCGCGCCGAAGGCGACGATGGGGACGGTGAGGCCCAGGGTCGCCTTCTTGCCGACCCCGACCATGGCCCCGCCCACGCGGTCGAGGCCGGACTTGACCTCGCCCTCCGCCCCCTTCGTGTCGGCGTCGAGGCGGATCTTCTGGACCAGGGTGGGCAGATTGAGCGCGCCGGTTGCCATCCCTATCGTCCCTCGTCCGGCGTCGTCACCCCCCGGATACTACGGCGGGGGACGCTTCGGGACCCGGACTCCACGGTGGCGTCCGAAGATCGCGAGGGCGTCCTGGATGGTTCCCTTCTTCTTGATGAGGCCGTGGGCCTTCAAGGCGTGGATGATCTGGGCTGGGGAGGACTCCCAGAACTCCGCGATGGGGCGGCCGGCGGAGATCCAGGAGGCCAACCAGTTCGACCAGGGGAGCCGGTGGTCTACTCCTCGTCCTCGTCCATCATCTCGTCCAACTGGGACGCCAGGGAGGCGCGGTGTGTGGCGACGGCGACGGCGGCCTTGTGGAGCATCTTGGCCGCCTCCGTAGGGTCCACGCCCTGGGAGATCGACCAGGCCACCCCTACGGCGTTGTTGTAGTCGAGGAGCTTGTCCGGGATCATCGCCAGGCCCATCGACTGTTCGTCCGCATCGAGGGCGATCGCGAGGACCCGGCGGATCGTGGCGTTCTGCTTCACGTCGAGGGCCTTCTGGAAGGCCTCGGTCCCGTAGTAGGTGCGGGACTCCCGGACCTCGCCCTCCTCGGTCTGGATCACCTGGTCGGCCACGAGGCCGTCGAAGGCCTCCTCGATCTCCGCGATGTGGTTGGCGTTGAACCGGAGATGGACCTTCCGCGTCGGCGGGTTCCAGTCCTCCTCGTCGTCGAGGTCGTCGGGCGGTTCGGGGAGCGTGCCGTCCTGGAGTCGGTACAGGGTGACCGGGACGCCGCGGTTGCGGAGGATGTAGGGCGGGACGAAGTCGGGGTTGGGGGGCGAGGCGGGAGGCGCGGCCTCGACCTCGGGGGCTTCTTCTTCGGACACGGTGGGTCTCCTGGGGTAGTCGGTTCAACCGGGGAGGAGAGTAGCCCAGACGCGACGAAGGGGCCGGACATAGCCGGCCCCCTCGGGCGATGACCTCGACTCGACGTCTTAGGCGGCGAGGAGGGTCGCCGGAACCCCGGTCGCCTCGTTGTAGAAGTCGATGTCCGCCATGACGTTCTGCCAGGGGGCGTCTCCGGCCAGGCCGATCGCCTCCAACTCCATGCCCGGTTGGCCGAAGTTGTCGGTCGACTGGCCCAGGATCGAACCCCCCGTGATCTGGCACTTGTAGAGGGAGACCACCAGGTCCTCGATCCCGTTGTCCGCGTCCTCGATGACGAAGGCGGCCCCGAAGTAGGGGAGGGAGACGCCCGCGGTCATCCGCATCCGGGCATGGTCGGCGTCGACATCGGTGGTCGTGGTGGCCATGATGACCTCCATGACGTCGGCGGAGAGGCGGCCGTAGGTGGCCGACAGGGACAGGCGGTCCAGCTTGCCCTTCTTGGCGATGACCTTGCCATCGCCCTTCAACTCGGCGGTCACGAGGGTCGGGTCCAGGCCGACCTCCGCGATGCCGTAGACGTCGATCCCCGCTCCGTAGACCGGGGAGGCCCCGGTATTCGAGGTCAGGGGGTAGACCTTGAAGTCGTGGACGTCGAACAGGATCGTCTCGTGGGCGGCGGCCATGGGTGTCCTCCTAGGACGACAGAGTGAAGGGGAGGCGGGTCATCGGAGCAGAGGTTACCGAAGACGCGGGGTGGAGACCGTGATCGCGTGGTGGATGATGTCATCCTCCGCTTCCGGCCCGGGGACGAGGACGACGTCGATGACCCGGAGGCGGAGGCCTTCGGTCACGGCGGCCCCGTCGATGGCGTCCACGACCGCGTCGATGATGACGTCCACCGCGGTCCCCTCGTCGGACCAGATGTCGACCTGGACGGACCGGCGGCGGGCCAGGGTCCGGGCGTCCCCCTGGAGGGCGATGACGTCAGACACGGGGTCGAGGAAGCTCGCGTACGGGAGGGCGGCGTCGTCGGGGATGTGGCCGTCCCGGTAGGTCTGGGTCAGGGTCGTCCCCGCCCCATCCACCAGGGCCTTGATCTCGCCTCCCAGAGTCGCCATGGGGGGAGCCTACGTCTACGCCGCGATCTCTCGGGGGAGCCGGCCCACCCGGGTCCTCTCCTCCGCGACCACGCCGCGGACGATGAGGGCGACGATCTGGTTCGTCAGTTCGTCGATGGCCGGACGGAGATGAGGGCGGGCCTGCATGTACCGGGTCCCGAACTCCAACCACGGGGCGTAGACCACGTTGGTCCCGACCTCGACGTAGACGCCCCGGAAGTCCTCGCCGGTCCTCCAGGTGTAGCTGGACCGGAGGCGGCCGGTGTCGACGGCGGGGGGTTGGCCTGGCGCGGAGGCCTGGTGGATGACCCCTCCGCGTTGGTAGAGGCGGCCGGTCCCCTTCTGGGAGAGGTTCTTCTTCACCCGGTTCGAGACGAGGACCCCGACATCGGAGAGGCCCTTCTTCCCGCCCACCCCGATCCCGTCGAGGACGTCCGCCAGGTTCTTCGTGGCGATCCCCAACGCCCTCTGGTTCGACTTCTGGAGCCGTGCCGACTCTCCGGCCACGTCAGGCCCGGATCGTGGTCCTAGAACAGAGGAGGCGGAGATGGAGCCTCGTCGTCCGGACCGCGTCGATCGTGTAGGTCCCGAGGAGGTTGGGCCGTGCGGGGTCGTCGAGGGCGTCGACCCGGAGGCGCATCCGATCGTTGACCGCGGTACCGGACGGGACCTTGACCGCGATGTCGTGGGTCTGGCCGACCTGGGCGGCGATCTCCACGTCGCGGGCCGACAGTTCGTCCACCCTGGCCCCCTGGATGGCCGTCTCCTGGGCGGGACGGGTCGTCCGGCCCTCCGCGTCCACGACGGCCTCTCCGTCCGTCAGGAGGACCACGGAGTCCGTGGCCCCGATCATCGACGCGCCCTCCGCCGCTTCCACCTGGCGAAGGCCTCCAACTCGTCCTCCATGAAGCCTCCACGTCCACCCTTCACGCCCCCGGCGGCGGAGAGTTGGGTTCCCTCGACGTTGGCGAGGGAGACCCCGGCGAGGTCCTGGCGGACGACCCAGTTGAAGTCTCGGGCGGCGATCCGGAGAAGCGCGCCCCGAGCCTTCCGTCCGAAGCTCGTGGCGGGATCGTCGCCTGGGAGGCCCCCGGTGTAGGAGACGATCGGGCGGATGGTCTGGCCGGAGATGGCCGGCGGGGTCCCGAGGAACGACAGGCCGGACAGGCCGAAGGACTCCCGGGTGAAGTTCGCGATGGCCGCCCCGTCGTAGGAGACGGCGGTGACCTCGACGACAGGCGTGGCGGAGAGGAAGACCTTGCCGCGGTGGGAGATGGAGAACTCCTCGTCCACGACCGCGGTGGGGACGATGGGCCGCTTCACGTAGGCCTCCAGGTCCCCTTCGAGGCCGTCGATGATCTCGTCCGCCGCGTTGGCCTCGTCGGACTCCGCGGCGATGGGCCGCTTCATGTAGCCGGCGAGGTCTTGCGCGTCGATGATCTGACCCATGGCCGACAGGGTACGCGAGAAGGCCCCCGACCCGGGGGAGAGTCGGGGGCCTTGGTCCGAAGGATGTCAGACGATGGCGGCCGCCCGGGGCCGGCGACCCATGAGGACGTCGAGGTCCCGGCGGAACGACGGGGCCTCCTTGATGAAGGCGGCCATGATGAAGCCCCGGAGGAGGGACCGGCTCGCGAGGTTGGAGTAGATGGCCAGGCGGCCCTGGCGGTCCTGGGAGAAGACCCAGGTGGCGAAGGCTGGATTGTTGATGGCGTTGTCGGCGGTGATCTGCATGCCCTCATTATGGGGGGTCCTCCCAGAGTTGTCAACCCCGGTTGGGAACCTATCTAGAATCTAGATTCTAGGAGGAGGCCAGGAGATCGAGGTACAGGTCCCGCCACCGATGCGCGCCCTGGCGAATGTCGAGGGCCTTCACGGCCCGGAGGTTCGAGGCCGCCTCCACGTACCACTCCTCACGGTCCACGAGAAGGTCGAGGGCCTTGGCCCAGTCTCGGGGCCGGCGGGCGGTCACCCCGATCCCGTAGTCCTCCTGGAGCTTCCGGTACTCGGGGAGATCCTGGGCGACGAACGGGACCCCGGCGGCGGCGTACTCGATCCCCTTGACCCACGACTTGGACCGGTTGAAGGCCACGTCCCGGAGGGGGACCATGCCGACGTCGAGGGGACGGAACAGGGCGGGGTAGTCGTCGATCGGGGCGATGGGGTTCGAGTGGGTGGCCACTCCCTCGTCCAGGCCGACCGACTCGACGAAGGTGGGCGCGCCCTCGATCTCCCCTCCGTGGTACCAGATGGTCTCGGGGTGTCGGCGCGCCCACGGCCCCAGGACTCCCCGGAGGGTCTCCAGATCCCCCGACCGCCAGGGCGTGGCCCCGACCCATCCGACCACGGGGCAGAGTTGCCGGCCTAGCTCCAGGTGCTCCAGGCTGATCGCCTCGAAGGCCTTGGTATCGACGTGGTTGGGGAGGACCCAGATCGGGCACTTCACCCCCTGTTGACGAAGGGCGTCTTCGAGGGCCGGCGTAGAGACGGTCACGGCGGACGCTTCCCGGATTCCCCGGATGTACCACTCCCGGTTCTCGATCGGGTTGACCTGGGGGTCCGTGACCTGGGCGGCCCGGTTCTTCGGGTCCAAGGCCCAGAAGTGGTCGTCCACGTCCTGGACCACGACCTGGCCGGCGGCCTTCGCCACCCGGGTCTCCTCGACGATGGAGGCGAACATCCAGCGTTGGAGGACGATGAGGTCCGGGACTTGGATGGTGGCCTCGCCTTCGGGGTGGTCGGGCCACGACCGGACCCCGAAGACCCCGGCGGTCTGGTCGAAGACCAGGGTCCCCTCGAAGACCTCGAAGGCGTCCAGGATGTGGCGGCCCGGGAGGCCCAGGCGGTACCACCCCGCGCCACCCAGGGAGGGCTTCTCGGTGGCGAAGCTCCAGTCCGACGTGGCCAGTCCGATCTTCACTCGAACCGTTCCTCGCGCCACCCCATCGGGAACGTCACGTCCGGAGTGAACCGGGCGATCACCTTCCCGGTCAGGACTCGGTGAACCTCGGAGGTCTTGCCCTCCGCCGCGATCGCCTTGGCCCGGAGGCGGGCCTTCGTCTTGTCGTTCGTCCGGAAGGTCCTGGACCCCCCGGTGACCTTGAACCGGCGGGCACTCATCCTGGGACCTGGGCCTGGACGGCGGTCTGCCAGGGGGCCGTGGACGGGTTGGGCCAGGCGGGCTTGGCCACGGAGACGATCGGGACCGTGAAGGCGTCGGGGAAGACCGACTGGACGGCCTCCAACGTGAGGGCGGCCGTCGGCGTCCAGGCGTGGCCGTGACCGGTTGGTTCGGTCCGGGGGTCTGCCAGGATCGCCTCGATGAGCCAGTCCGGTTGCTTCGTCATGGCGGCCCGGACGATGCAAGGGCCGACCACCATGACGGTCCCGCCTGGGCGGACCACGCGGGCGACCTGGTCCAGGGCTTCGGGGATGCGGGACCATTCCAGGTGTTCGAGGAAGTGGCCCACGTAGGCGGCCTGGAAGGAGTCCTCCGGGAACTGGTCGGCCAGGTCGAAGACCGAGACCTTCACGTCCGGGGGCCGGCATTCGTCGGGCGGATCGTGGAGGTCGACGTTGACCCACCCCTCCGCGTAGTGAGGTCCGGAACCCAGGTTGAGGCCGTGGGTCTGGAGGAGGGCGTCCTTCGCGGACGCGGTCGGGGGCTTGGGCATGGGTGGGTCTCCTTGCGTGGGCCGGCGTGGCCGGCGGGGGTTACAGGTCGAAGTAGGGGGCGGACTTCTTCTCCAAGACCGGGCCGTCCTCGTCCCAATCCGTGGCCTCGTCGGGCGTGGCGAAGACGGTCTCGACCGCGTCGATGGCCTCGTTCCGGGACATCTCGTCCGCGCCCTCGATCCCGAGGGAGCCGGCGTAGGCCTGCCAGTCCTCGGTCCCGGCGTTCTTGGCGGGGGCGTTGTCGGGGAGGCTCATCGGCCGGCCACCTTGTTCTGGAGGGGGACCACGCCGGTCGCGTCGTCGGACGTAGGGACCTTCTTCTGGGTCCCGTCCTTGCGGACCCCGAGGGCCTTGGCGACCTCGGAGGGGATCACCTGGCCCGGGGTGTACCGGAGGACCTTCCGGGTCCGGGTCTTCGATCGGGGGATGCGGACCTTCTCGAAGATCCGCTCCGACGCTACGACATCGGCCATGGTGGGCTTCCTCTCTGCTGGGGGTCGGTACTCACGCGACCATTCCGAGAAGGCTACGTGGTCGGGAACATCCGTGGACCCATCCCGGGGTCCACAAGCTCCCTGGGGCGCGCCACAAGCCGGACACGGCGGGACGTCATCGAGGGCCACGGAGGAGGTTCGGGTCGAGGGGGACGGACTGGCCGCCGGTCGGGATGACGAGGCGCGGGGTCCGGGCCTCCTGCATCTCCTTGATGATGGAGATGAGGACGTCCCGCTTCCTCTCCTGGACCCGGACGTCGAACAGACGGCGGACGGTGGCCTCGGGGTCGGGGGGCACGAACAGGGAGACGAGGGTCTCCACCTGGGCCTGGATGTCGAGGAGGGGGCCGATCGTCCCCCCGTTGGCCTCGACCACGTTCGCGAACTTCTCGACCTCGGACCGGAGGGCGTCGAGATCGGCGGCGGACGGGAGGCGGGGATCGTCGGCGGGGATGGCGTTCCCCTGTTCGTCGGTGAGCATGGGAGGTCTCCTTGGAGTCGGTGGGTCTCAACCGGGGATGGTAACACGCGAAGAAGGACCCCCGAAGGGGTCCCTCTCCTGGCCGGGTCCAACCGGAACTGGGTGGCCTAGGCCGGCGCGGCGTCGAACTCGACCTCGACGAAGGCCTCGGGCCGCTTCGTGGCGAGGGCCAGACGCTCCTCCGCCAGGACCACGATCGCGTTCTCCACGAAGAATGTGGAGTGCTGCTCCGCGATCCGGATGTTGCCCTCCTCACGGTCGTACAACTGGGCACCGATGCCGAAGGCCCCGACGAGGCCGAAGCCTTCGTCCATGGCCGGCGTGGTGACGACCGGTGACCGCCAGACCCTCTGCTCCCCGCCCATGGCGATCGACAGGGCCAGGAGGTACTGGCCGTTGTCGTCCTTGAGGAGTTCCATGTCCTCCCAGTCGCCATCGTGGAGGACGACGCCGGTCGGCTCGTAGTACGCCAGGAGCGCGAGGGTCATGGCACGCCGGAGCGCGTCCGCCTTGTTGTCGGCGGTCCCGTTCTCGGCGGCCGTCGCCCCGTCGCTCCAGGCGTAGGTCTGGATGCCCGGGACGTTGCGGATGCCCAGGAGGTCCTGGCCGGTCCCCGTGCCGTTGAGGATCTGGTCGTCCTCGACGAGGCGGAGGCCGTACAGAAGCTCGTTCTCGATGAGGCCCCGAAGCTGGGGTTCATCCGCGAGGGCGTTCCGGTGGGCCGCCTCCCAGTGGGCGATGGTCCGGACCGAGGCCTGCTCCCCCGTGAACGTCAGGGCCGACTGGTTCTTCGTGCCGAACCCATCGTTGGCCTCGTTCCGGTCCGCGACCGGCGACGCGTTGTTGGTGAAGCCGGTGACCCGGAAGTATTCGATCACCGCGGCGGTCGTGTTCTGGACCGGGAACAGGTCCCGGACCCGACGCGTCCGCTGGGGGCGACCCACCATGGGGTCACGCTGGACGGTGCCGAACCGACCAGGGGTCCCACCCGGAAGATCCGAGTAGACGTCCTTGGTCTGCATCATCGAACCGAGGTCGCCCTTCACGGAGAAGGGGCGGCGGGTCTTGAACTCCCCGGCCTCCATCATCTCCTTGAAGACGTCGGACTCGATGAAGGCCTGGCCGACCGTCTTGACGGCCTCCGCCTCCGACCCACCGAAGAAGTCGGCCATGGCGGACTTGATCCCGCCGGCCACCTTCTCCGGCTCGTCCAGGCGGTCGAGGAAGGACTTGCCGTCCTCGACGTCGAGGATCGCCTGGAGGGCCTCCTGGGCCTCCTTCTTCTCCGCCTGGAGGGTCTGGAACTCCTCCTTCATCCCCTTCTCCATCTGGAGGGGGGCGTCTTCGGTCCCCTCCCCCTTGATGGCGGAGACGATCTCGTTCTGGCGGTTCTGCTTCTCCTCGATGGTGGAGCGAAGGGTCTTCTTCTGCTCCAGGTGCTCCGACACGGTCTTCGATGCGGGCATGGTCTGTCCTCCTCGGACGGGTTGCGATTGGTTGAGGGGGACCGTCCCCGGTCAGTACCGGCGTCGGGTTCCGTTGTGGGACCACGATAACGACCATCTCAACGGGAGATGGGGACATCCCCACCTATCCCCAGGAACGGGGGCGGGGTGCCAGATCGTCACCCGGGGTTGGCATCTCAGACGGAGATGGGGCCGGCCAGGCGGGCGGAGAGTTGCCTATGGGGCTTGGCCGGCCCCGGACCCGTCAGGCTTCGGCGTCCGCCATCATCGCGACCAGGTCCGCATCCGAGACCGGGACCAGATCGTCCTCGTCCTCGTCGTCCGTCCCGGGATCGGGGTCCGGGACCGATCCAGTGGAGGGGTCCGTGGAGGCCGACCCCGGGACGGTGACGGTCTTGGTCTCGCCCTGGCCCTTCGGGACGATCTCACGGGCCACCACGGCGGTCTTCTCGCCCTCGGACTCCTCCTCCTTGGCGGCGGCCGCCAGGACCTTCGAGATGGCCTCCTGGGCCGCCTGGAGCTTCGAGGCGTTGGCGGCGGACAGGACCGCCCCCTTCTTCGTGTCGAGGGACGCCAGGATCTCCTGGGCGTCCTTGAAGTCCATGTCCCCGAGGTCGGCGGACGCGGTCTCCGGCGCGGTCGGCGTCGACCCGGCAGGCGCGACCGTCGCTTGGATGTCGACCTCCTGGGCATCCCCGAGGAGAACCCCGCCATCGTCGTCGATCGTGTAGGGGAACTGGTACGTCGTGGTCTGCTTCTCGCCGGAGTAGACCCGGATCGTTGCCACCACGGAGGAGTCGAAGGTCCCCTCGACCGAGACCCACCAGTCATTCTCGGGACCGACCTCCCCGTAGACCTCGACGGCCCAGGCGCGCACGGCCCCACGGACCGCCTCCTGGGTCTCCTCGAAGCTCCCAGACAGGGCCGGCAGGGACTTGGTCTCCCCGGCCTCGCCGGCCACGGACTCGAACAGTGTCTCGATCGTCTTGGCCTTGGCCTCGTCGAGGTCGAGGCGGTCGAGGGTCGAACGGATGAGGGACTTGGCGGACATGGTGCGGGCCTCCTGGTTCATGCCGAACGTCGTGGGTGATCCTTCCCAGACGAAAATCTTGGTCAGTAGCCGGCGGCCATCCGGTAGGTTCTTGAAGCCGTCCATGGGCGTCTCGTAGCCGATGCTCCACCCCAGGTCCTCGTGGAAGACGACCTTCCGGTAGGCCTTGAACGACTCGGGGTCTTCGAGGTCGAAGGCCACCTTGAACTGGAGCGCGCCCAGGCCCTTCGCGATGAGGTCCGCCGGGAGGCGGGGGTCACCCGGTGCAAGCTCCTCGTACTCCAGGACCTTGCCCACCAGGGTCTTCAAGTCGTGGGACCAGACGACCTTGGGGTTCCGCTTGAACTGGAACGCGCCCGGGGCGATGATGTCGCCTCCGTCGTCCGTGTTCCCGGTCACCGCGACGAGGGCGATGACCGTTCCCGGCTCATCCTCGACGACGGTGGCGGCGAGGCCGTCGAAGGCCTTGAACTCCAGGACGGGAGCTTCCTTGGTCGTCGTCGCTACTGGCACGGGATCGCCTCCGGTCGTGAAGGGTGAGGGGTTGGGGCTTAGTCCACTTCCGTCCCATGTAGGAGTCCGTGACGGACTTCTTGGGACCGCGGAGCCTGGCCATCGGGGTCAGGGTACCGGTCCGGGGTCATCGGGGTCCGTGACCTCGACGAGGCCCGGGTGGGGATCTCCGTGGGCCATGGCCAGGTAGGCGGACGCGTGGTACTCGGGGAGGCCGGTCAGTTCCATGATGATCTCCAGGGCCTCATCGTCGTCGAGGTCCGTGATCGGGATGGATTCGTCGTCGAGGTCATCCGGGGTTGGCATGGGTGGCGTCTCCTACTCGATGAGGCCGGCGGTCTTGAAGACCTTGCGGAAGGCCTTGGCGATGGGTGCGAAGTCGTCGTCCGCCCACTGGACGGGGTACTGGGGGGAGACCTCCCCGATGAAGTTGGCGAAGTCCTTTGCGAGGGCGGCGTTCCCGGACTCCATGGTGATCCACTGGTGGTAGCTCCGGGCGAAGACCTCGCGTGGGTCGAGGAGGTACTTGACGAAGTCGTAGTCGATGCGGATGTTCACGACCCGGCCATCCGGGAGGACCTTGGTCGGGATCTGGGCGTTCTTCCCGGTGAGAGATCGGAGGGTCGTGATCGCGTCGGACTGGTCGACGGCGTCCCACCACTCCTTCAAGATCGCATCCGGGACCCCACGGGCCGCCTCCTCGGACGAGAACGCGCCGGCCTTCCCGAAGTCCTGGTGGTCGAAGTAGTGGCCGAACTCGTGGGCGAAGACCCCGCCCTGTTGGTTGCCGGCGGAGGAGACGTTGAGGTCGACAGAGTCCCCCTTGTGGGTGTACCGGTACGCGCCCAACTGCTTCTGGCCCGAGGTCTGCTGGATCGGTATGGAGGGCATACCGGTCGGGGACGAGTGGATCTTGTCTATCTCCGCCTTGGCGTTGGCCACGCCCTTCTGGACCTTGGTCCCCGGTCCGATGGCGTCACCCCCGGTTGTCTCGTACTGGCGGGTCGTCCGGTTCCACTTCTGCTTCACGGGCTTCGTGACGCGGTCGGGGAGATGTTGGGTGGCCGTGGCCCGGTCCGGCCCCTTCCTGGGTCGTAGCGGGGCGTTGGGGACGTCTGGGGCGGCCTCGGTGGGGACGGGGGTGATCTCGTCGGGGAGGTCGGGGGTCTCGGCGTCATCGACGACCCTCTCGTAGAGCATCGTGCATCGGCAGTTGACGACCTCCGCCGCGCCACCGGTCGGGTCCCCGGGGTAGTCCATCCGCGACGCGCCCACGGAGAACTTCTCGTCCAGGCCCACGGTCTGGCCGTCCGCCATGACGTGGGACGACCTGGTCCGATGGTCGACGGCGGCCAACCACTTCTTCTTCCCGACCACGCCGGAGGCCTTGGCCCCCCGGAAGCTCCCAGCGTTGGCCGCGCCGATCGTCTCGGTCCGGGCGATGGTGCGCGCCCGGTAGCCCTTGGCCTGGGCGAAGACCCCGCCGATCCGCTTGGCGATCCCGTCGATGGACTCCCCGGCGATCTCTCCGTCCGCTATCGCCACCTGGACCTTCAACCAGGTCGACTCGACGGTCCCACGGAGGCGGTCGGATCGGTGGAGGAGGTCGGAGGTAACTTCCGGGTCCTGGAGGTTCCAGGAGACCCCGAGGCCCTGGGAGGTCTCCTCCCCGAAGGCCTCGTAGACGTTCGTGATCGTGGGCAGGACGCCCTCGACGAAGGCGTCCGCCTCCTTGACCGGGTCGAAGACGCGGCGGGGGTCGATGGCCTTCTTCTCCATCGTCGGGTCCCAGGTGTCCCCGTAGTCCCAATGCCGGGTCCCCTTGCGCGTACCGGCGGACTGGAGCTTGGCCAGGGTCTTCGCCTCCTGGGCGGCCATGGCCTTCTTCACGGCCCGGAAGACCTCGACCTCGAAGCGGTCCAGCTTCGCCCCGGCGGCCTTGCGGGCGTGGCGGAACGGGTCCCGATCCGACCCGGGCTTAGGCCCCCCGTTGGGGGTGGTAACGAAAGGGGGTCACCACCCCTTCCTTCTTCTCCAGGGCTTCGAGGGCCGCCTTCGCGCCGGCCTCCGCCGCGGCCTGGACCATCGAGATCGGGGCCGTGTTCTGGCCGTCGATGGCGTAGGGGACCTCACCCATGGGACGCCAGTAGGCGCGGGCCTCGTCGGACCCCACGGGATCGCGACCGGTCTCCTCCAGGTAGGAGTCCAGGGTCCGGGTCCCCTTCGTGACCTCGTCCCGCATCTCCTCGCGGCGGGCCTTCTCGGCGCGCTGGAGAACCTCCACGCCGGACAGGTCGAAGCCGGTGAAGGTGTCCTCCGCCCCATCGAGTTCGTCGAGGCCGGCTCCGAGGAGGGCCAGGTGGCCCAACTCCTGGGCCTCCCAGAGGAGGGACCGTTCCGCTTCGGCGTTGTCGTAGGTCCGCTGGGAGGCGTTCCCGTAGGCCAGGGACTCGGGGACACCGAAGGCCCCGAGGATGTCGACCTTCGTGTTCGCCAGGGCCTCGACGTACTGGGCGTCCCTCGGAGAGGTCGCGGTATCGACCCAGTCCAGGCCGTCCGCTTCGAGGATCGTGATACGACCGGCCCCGGACGTGCCGACGTTGAACCGGGCGTCCAGTTCCTCCTCGACCTCCTCGTCCATCTCGCCCTTCACGCCCACAATCCCGCCTGGCCGTCCGTCGTTCTGGAGGAACGTCCGGTTGTAGAGGCGGGCGAGGACGTCGATGTCGATGGGCAGGCCGGCGGCCTCCAGGGGCGTCATGCCGGCGAGAGGGTCGACGGGATGCGGGAGGCGAATCCAGGCGACCTCGGACGGGTCGAGGGTCTCCACGTTGCCCTGGCCGTGGTCGACCTCGAAGTGGTCGACGAGACGGATGGCCTCGCCCTTGGCCATGCCGGACGTGGCGAGGCGCGGGTTCGGGACCGGCGACGTCTTGCGCGGGTCGAGGAGGTACAGGTGACGGATCGCCCCACCCCGGTCCATGATCTTCTGGATGAAGGCCCCCTTCCGCGAGAGAAGGACCTGGGCGGACAGGCGGTAGCGGAAGACGTAGGCGTTCTCGTCGGGGTTGGCCCGGTGGTTGAGGAGGCGGACGAGGTCGTGGTCCTCGATCGGTTGGCCCTTGTCGCGGTCGTCCTGGCGGACCACGGCGGGGAGGCGGGCCTGGGTGTCGGAGATGACGTGGACCGCCCGGAAGACGGGTACCACCTTCTTCAACGCGTCCTTGATGACCCGGTCCAGGTCCCACGAGTCCTTGTAAGGGACGCCCACCTTCTGGGGACCCAGAGCAGGGAAGTACGCGGACCGCGCGTCCTTGGTCTCCATGGACCGGCCGGACTTGATGTCGGACACGAACTTCATCGGTAGCTACCCCAGTTCAAGGCTTCGTCACGACGCCGGTTGTTCTCGTCTCCCGTGACCGGTTCCAGGTGCTCCGGGTGCGGTCGGACACAAAGGGAGTTCCGGCAGACGTGGTCGATCTCGTATCCGGCCGGGATGGGGGCAACGAAATGCTCCCAAGCCCACCGGTAGGCGTAGACGTTGTGGCCATCGCCGGACCAGAAGACGGGGTAGCCCTCCGGGGTCTTGGCCCCGGTCCAGATCCAACAGGTCTCGGTCTGGTCGACCTTCTCCATGAAGCGGTCGAGGGCGGGGCGACGACGGGCGTGGCCGTTCTTGAACCGTCGAGGGCGACCCTTCCGGTCGCACGGTTCGATCATCGTTCCGCATCCGCACGCGCACGGCGTCATCTAGCTACTCACTTCCCATGAGGTAGGCAACAACCAGGGATGATCCTGCCAGGCCGGCGAGGCCGTACCCCACCGGATGGCCGATGGCGATGAGGGCGGCGGCCGGTCCGGCCACGGCCCAGAAGACGATGAGGGCGGCCAGGGCGACGATCGACGTCCAATGGAACCGGGGGGCCTGGTCGTCGGCCTCGACGGTCCGGAGCTTCTTCTTCGGCGGATGGATCGCGACGTCCACCATGTCCTCCATCCGGGGACGGGGACGGACTCGTGGAGTGGCGGCCATGGCCTCGGATGCTACCTCCGGGCCTGGCGCGGTGGAGGGAGTGGACCGAAGCCCACCCCCTCCGGACATGGGCGAGACCCACCAGTCCAACCCATGTCGAGGGTTGACGGTAGACGCGGAACGACCCCCGTCCGAGGAGGGCCTACCGGTTGCGGCGTCGTGAGGCCTTCTGGAGTTTCCGCCTGGCCCTCCGCTTCGCCTGGAACGAGGCGTCCCTTTGGACGGTGCGCGACAGGAGGGCGACAGTCTCGGGCGTTCCGTGTATCTGGACCCACTCGTCTCGGGGGAAGCCTGGGGCCTTGGCCCTCGACTCGAACTCCGCGGCGGAGATCGTCTCTCCGGTGGGGACGTGCATGATGGGACCTCCTGGTCTGGTGGATGAGGTCCCGCCTCCCGGCCACCTGGCGATGCCAGTCCCGGCCACGACGGGGATGACGGGAGCCTACGTGACGACGCGGACCTTCTTCTTCTTCGTGTCCCCGAGGAGTTCGGTGATCGCATAGACGAGGGCGTCGACCCGGTCCGGGGAGTCCGTGGTCTCCCCCGGTACCCACTCGACCATCTGGGTCTCCAGGCCCTCCTCCCCTTCGACCTCGCCGGACGTGCCTACGTGGGCCTGTTGAGAGTCCAGCATCCCGACGTGGTGGACACGGTGAAGTTCGTACATGGTGGAGACCGGTTCGGCCCTGGTCTTCTTGCCGCGCTTGGCCGTGACCTTCTCGACTTTCACCCGGGGCCGGATGGCGTGGATGTTCCGGGCCACCAGGTCCCAACCCATGTTGACCTCCGCGACGATCTTGTCCGCGTCGTGCATGTCGTAGGCGGCGAGGACCGCGTTCGCCCACTCGATGGGGGTCCCTCGGAGGGAGTAGTCCCCGAGGACGTAGGCGTGACCGTTCTCCCTCGACCCTTGGCGGCCGGCGACGATGATGCCGGTCTCGTCGGCGTCGGGTCCGGACGTGCCGGCGGGGTCGACGGCCACGACCACGACGTCCAGATCCGGGACCGGAAGGTAGAGGCCGCCTTCTTCGTTCTGGACCCAGCGGACCCGGTCGGCGTCGATCATCGACCTCCGCCACAACGCTCCCTCCACGTCTTCGAGGACGAGGGCGTGAAGTTCCTGGAGGCCCAGGCGGGTCCCCTCGTACTTCTTCAAGATCCGGCGGATGAACGACTCGGCCAGGTTGGCCAGGTTCCGGAACGAAGACCCCGTGGTGACGATCGTCTCGTCGTCGTTCATGATCGCCTTCAACCAGGGGAGAGGTCGGGGCGTCCCGGTCAGGAGGGCTTGGGGTGATCGCCCGAGGCGTAGGCCGAACTCGATGTTGTCCCAGGCCTCCTCTCCGAATCGCCACGAGGCGGGTTCGTCACCCCAGACGAAGTCGTACTGGGGTCCACGGAGGCGGTCGGGTTCGTCGGCGGAGAAGACGGTGGCGGTGGCCCCGTTGTCCCAGGTGACCCTCCGCTTCGAGGGTTCGTAGTCGGGCTTGTCCCAGTCGGGATGTACCGCGAGGAGTCCGGATTCCCCCTCGATCATGATGTCCCGGGCATCGCCCGCGGTGGGGGCGACGATGGCGATACGTCCGGCCTTCCCGTCCCGGACCCTCCGCTTCGTCGTCTCCGCCCCGGTCCGGGTCTTCCCGTAGCCACGACCGGCCCGGATGAACCAGACCTTCTTCTCCCCCACGTTGAACGCGACCGGTTCCTGTTGGTCGGGTCGGCCCCAGAAGTGCCAGTCGTACCGGAGGGCGCGGGCCTGGTCTTCGGTGAGCTTGCGGAGGGCGTCGTCCCAGTCCCCGGTGAGGACCAGTTCTTCCGCCATGGACCAGGTGTCCCTGGGAAGGTTGGCGACGTTGAAGGAGTCGAGAGTGAGGGTGGGGATCGGTTCCGTAGCGGTCAACGGTCCCCCCCAGGTCATGAACCCTCGATGACGTTGAGGGCGGCGAGGATCGCTGGGTGGCGGCGTGAACCGTCGCGCCGGGTCTCGTCGAGGATCGCCAGGACCTCCTCCAACTTGCGGCCGGCGTCGGAGTCGACCTCGGTGGTCATGCCCTCGTACAGGGACAGGATCTCCTCTGGCGTGGGCTGGAGGAGGGCGGCGGCCTGGGCGAGGGTGGCCATGGTCTGGGCGGCCTGGAGCTTCTCCTGGACGGAACAGTAGGCCCCGGGGGCGTTGGCCTCTCCCCAGGCCTCGTCGAGGACGCGACGCGCCCAGGCGATCATGGGGCGGGGGTTCGGCGTGTAGGTCGTCGGGTCGCCCTGGGCGTCTTCGTGCATGGTCATGGATGCTCCAATGCTTCGGGGCCGGGACAGTTCTCCTGGAGGAGCTTGTGGAACGGGGTCCCGTCCCGGGTGAACTGGATCGCCCCCTGGCAGTTCCGGCAGACCGGGAAGACCTTGTGGGGCATCCCGAGGGAGAACGGTCGGAGCGCGGTCCCCTGCTGGGTGTACCAGAAGACGCGCTCCCCGTTGCCGATGCGGGCCACGTCGATCTCGTCGAGGACGATCCGGATGTGGAACATGGGCGTCCCGTCCACGATCTCGGTCAAGGCCTCGACCGCCTCGATCCCGCCCTCTCCGGTCAGGTCTCCGTCAGGGGCGGCGATGACCTTCCGGGTGGCGTTCTCCCAGACCTCCTCGTCCGGGATGATCGACGGCCTCATGGTCAGGCCTGGGGGGAGTCGGTGACCGGGCGGCCCGGAACGCGGGCGGCCTCGACGTCGGCCTTGATCGCGAGGGCCTGGTCGACGGGAACCAGGACATCCCGAAGCAGGCCCAGGCCCTTCTCGACGAGGACGGCGGGACTGACCATCCGGGCGTCCGCCTCCTCGCGGACCCAGGCCTCCAGGTCCGGCTCGATCGAGACGGTGAGGGACTTCTTCTTCGTGGGCATGGTGGGTCTCCTTCTACTGGGGTTGGGGTGAGCCTAGCTCGATGCAGGCGGGGCAGGTCAGGACCGAGTCGTAGCCGGTCGCGCCGGCCAGGCGGTCGAAGCTCCGGTACTTCGGCATCGACGCGCCACAACGGACCTCGATGGTTCTGGTCCCCCTCTCGGTGGAGACCTCCTTCAAGGCGTGGATGAGGCCATCGAACGGTGAGGCCTCGACCTCTCGGGGCGTGGGCCACGCGACCTTCCTACCCATCGGGGTCCTCCGGGTCTCCGAACTCGATGTCCTGGTGGAAGTCGACCGGGTCCGCATCGGCACGGGACAGGGAGACCATGACGGTGATCCCATCGAGGACGAGGCCGATGGAGGCCCGGGACAGGACCTCGCCGGCCCTGGCGGCCTTCTCCGGGTCGTCGGTGACGACGGTGGCGGAGATGACCATGGTGTCGTCGGGGGTCACGAGACCGGCTCCAACTTCTCGACGGTCAAGGCCCCGGGTTGTTGGGCCAGGTGCATCCGCGTGGCCACGTCGGCCACGTACCCCTCCGCATCGTCGAGGGTGAAGAAGGTGGCCAACCACCCGGGACGCCCCTTGGGTGAGGCGACCAGGGCGACGCGGTAGCGGGGAACGGAGAGGTAGCGGTTCGGCGTCGTCATCGCTTCCACTCCTGGGGCGACGTCGTGTCCCGGATGTAGAGGGGATGGCGGGGTGCGCCGGCCTTCGTGAGGCCCAGGACGTAGGGCGTCCGGTTGGCGTCGGCCATGAGGTCGAGGACCGGGTCCGCCCGATAGGTGGCGACGGTGGCGGCCCCCCACGCGGCCATGACGTTCCCGGCCTCCTCGAAGACGGCCTGGAGGACCACGTCGTTCCCGGGGCCTACGGGGTCATCGACGAGGAGGAGGTCCGCTGGATCGGTGGCCCGGTAGGCGAACAGGTTGACCACGGAGATTCCCGAGAACCCCCAGGTCTGGGCGAACTTCTGGCACTTCCGGATGGTCGGGTCGTCCTCGGTGGCGTCGGCGGTCGAAGGGTTCAACATGACCCAGACAAGGTCCGGGCCGTCCTCCCACTTCCGGGTCAGGGCGTACCGGTAGAGGCCGTCCGGGGAGACGATGGCGTCCGCCTCGACGTCGGGCAGGAGAGGGAGGGTCACTCGTCAGGGTCCACGATCTCGATGAACGAGGCGGGGTCCACGACCGTCAGGGGGAAAGCCGGTCCGGGTCGGGCCGGCCCGATCCCCGTGGTCGGGAGGAGGCCTTGGAGATCCCGGCCCTCCCCGGCCCCGTAGAGGGTCCCCTTGGCAAGCTGGGCGTACTGGAGGGCATGGAGCCAGGCCTGGACCGGTTCCTCCCCGGCCCGGATGCGTTCCTCCACTTCGTCTTCGATGTCGAATCCAAGGGCGGCGGCCTTCACCCGGAACGATTCGATCATCGAGGCGTGGAGGATCTTCTGGAACGGGGTGACCGTGCCGGCCCAGATGGCCCGGAGTCCGTCGCCCATGAGCCGGGAGAGACGCTGGGTCCAGGTCTCGGGCCAATGGGCGGTGAGGGGGCCACTCCAGTCCATGGGCTTCCACCAGTCTCTCCAGGTGTCCACGCCGGCCTGGAGCTTGTCGGCGGCCGCCTGGGCGACGGGGAGGCCGGTGATCTCCCAGAGGTCCACCAGGGAGGCGTGGAGGGCCTGGGCGGCTTCGGGGAAGGTCGGGTGGGGTTCAGTCCCCTCCTCCCAGAACGGGTCGTCCTGGGCGTCCTGGGGGCGGAAGCCGAAGTCGGGGCGGTTGACACTCATCGTGGACCCTCCAAGGCGTCGCGAAGGCGGGAGAGGGCCTGGTTCTCGGTGACGGTGGGGGCGTCGTGGTACGTCCAGGCGATCTCTAGGGCGGCCCGGACGTCGTCGGCCCGGACTTCGATGGGGCGGGTCTTGTCGATCCGATGGATGGCGTGGAGGAGATTGGCGGCGGCGGTGAGGAGGGTGGCGCGCCACTCCGACTCTCGGAAGTGGACCTGGGCGAGGAGGTCCCGGGCGGCCTGGGCGTGCTCCTCGGAGGTCCCGTCGAGGACCTGGCCAACCTTCTCGACGACCTCCCGGGTGATCCGGTCGACCTCGGACCCCCCGTCGTACTCCACGCCGGCCAGGAGGACGGTCGTCTCGTATGGGCCGGGTGCCAGGGAGGCCGGGAGCTTCTGGGGGCGGCCGTCCACGTACATGCCGTGGCGGACTTCGCCGGAGCGGAACTCGATGCGCGCCTTCATCGGGCCACGTCTTCGGGGGAGGCCAGGTAGGTCGGGACCTGGGGGTACTTGGGGAGCCGGCGTGGTGGTTCGGAGACCCGGGCCATGACGTCGGCCATCTCCAGGTCGTCGAGGCCGGCGGCGGCCTGGACGGATCGGAAGGCCCCGATGAAGAAGTGGCGGAGCTTCTGGACCGATGGGGTCTCGCCGGCCACGGAGGACTCGACGACGTCCCAGGCCCAGGCGAGGGGTTCGATGGCGTCGGTGGCGTGGTCCAGGAGTTCGTGGGCGTGGGCGGCGCGCATCTCGGCGTCGTCCAGGTCCTCCTCCGCCTTCTGTTTCTGTTGGATGGCCACGGCGGTCGTGGCGAGGAACAGGGCGGTCGTGAGGGCGAGGACGATGGCGATGAAGGTCATGGGGGTCTCCTTGGGGTCGGGTGGGTCTACCGGGGTTGAGACTAGGCGCGATGCGGCCGGCGGTCAACCATCGGACGTCTCCTCCTCGTCGGGGGTCTCGACCCCGAGGCGTTCGGCCACCTGGGCCATGGATTGGCGGAGGACGTCGCGGGCGGAGACCTCGACCTCGATGGGGATGCCGGCCCCGTCAGGACCGGAGATCTCGACCTTGTCTCCCCAGTGGTGGGCGAAGCCCTTGGACAGGAACCACCGGAGGGAAGGGCCGTCAGGCTTCGAGTAGCGGATGGTGCGGCCGGTCACGGTCTCGTCCTCGTCGAAGTGTTCCTCGACCTCCAGGACCTCCCCACCCAAGGCGAGGCGTTGGATGGCCTCGGTGGCCGTGGCCTCGACGGACGCCCGCGCCCCGTCGATCGCCTCCAAGAAGTCCAGGAAGATCCGTTCCTTCTGGGGGATCTCGCCGGTTGCTTCGAGGACGGCGCGGGCCTCCAGGCCTCGGGCCTTCCACGAGTGGTAGGTGGACGACGGGACCCCTTCGGCCATGGCCGCGGTCTCCTGGAAGCTCCCGGCCTGGATGCGGCGGACGATGCGGGCCTGGAGGTCCGGGTGGAGGCGCGTGGGGCGGCCTGTTCGCTTCCGGTGGATCTTCGGGGGCGTGGCCCCATGGCGGGCCTCGCGGGCCTTCGTGGCCTCCTGGCGGGCGCGTTCGAGGACCTCCTGGAGATTGTCGGAGACGTGGGTGGTCATCGGTCGTCGTCCTCTCGGGGGCCGCACGGACCGTCGTGGTGGGTGGGGAGGCGGCATGGGGTCCACCCCTTGGTCCGTTGGCCGTAGACCTCTCCGGGCGTGGGGCTTCGGACGATGGTGGCCAGGTACATGCCGGTACAGGTCATGACGTCCCCAAGGCGACGTCGAGGGCTTCGAGGGTCCGGGCCAGGTGGTCACGGACGCCCTGGAGGTTCCGGTCGATGGTTCCGCCCTGGACGACGGAGGCGATGGCCTGGACGTGGGGGGCGAGGCCGAAGGGTCCGGCGGAGTGACGGGAGAGGCCGGCGGCCTGGAGATCCCCCTGGAGTTGCCGCCAGTTGTCGAGGTCCTGCTGGAGGAGGCCCTTGCGGTCGGACTCGAACTTCCGGCCGGCCTCGTACCCGTCCCGGTAGCCGGCGGTCTTGGCCTCCTCGATCTCGCGATCCGATGCGGAGGGCAGGCGGCCGCCTGGGACGGCCCCGGGGATGGACCGGAGCATGGAGACGACCAGGCCACGCTGGAGGGGGCCTCGGTTCTTCTGGCCGGCGTCGAGGAGGCAGGGTGCGGCGGTCTTGGTCCGGAGCCTCCAGGCGTCCTCCTGGGTGCCGGTCCCGTGGATCTCGATGAGGCCCCAGGTCGGGGGGAGTTCGCCCTTCTTCACCACGCCCTTCGGCGCGACGATCCAGAAGAACTCGACGAGGCGACAGGCGTCCTCCGCCTTGGCGGGGTCCTTGACCTCGCGCAACCAGTCGGGACGGGAGACCTTGATCTCGAAGCCGTGGAGGGCGAGGCCTCGGGATGGCCAGAGATGGAGGGCGAGGGCGTCGAGGGTCCTGGTGGCGTTGAAGCCGGCGGCGTTGCGGACCTGGGCCATGAAGGCCCACTCCCCTCCTCCACCGTTGCCACTGTTCTCGTGACGTTCCCGGAGGAGGCGGGTGGCGATCGCCTCGGTGAGCTTCGGCGCGGCGTCGGTCACCCCTCGGACTCCTGGGCGTTGCCCTGGCCCAGGCCATCGGGGAGGCGGGGGCGGGCCTTCTGGAGGGCAGGGTCCTTGATGCGGGGGGCCGGTCGGATCTTGCGCCGGCCTACGACGTCGAGGGTGCCGGAGGCGACGACGTCCACGGTCTCGGGGTCCCCCTGGATCTTGGCGTGGGGCGTGGTCCGGGGTTGTTCGTCCTTCGTGGTGACGGACCCGGGGTACTCCGGAACGATGTCGCGGTGGAGGAAGGCGCGGACCTCGTCGATGGCGGCCAATGCGACCGGCGGACTCTCGAAGGCCTGGAGGACGTCCTGGATGGCGAGGAGGGCGTCTTCTTCGCACGGGACGAGGCGGGTGTCGACCAACTCCCGGGCGAGCTTCAAGACGGCGGCCGCCTCGATCCCCAGGTTCTCCCCAGTTGTGGACGGGCGATCTTCGTTGGCGAGGCTCATGGTCATCTCCTGCTACGGGGCTTGACGGGTCCGCGGCCGCCTCGACGTTCCGTCCCCGGTGCGGGGCCAGGCGAGGGCTTGGCGGTCTTGGGTGGGATCACGGGCGGGGTGTCGGTGTCGCCCTGGGCTTCGGCCTGTTCCTCCCCCACCCGGCGGAGGCGGGGCGAGGTCCGGGCGTTGGCCTCCTGGGCGGACCTCTGGACCTTCGGGTCCGCCGGCATCTTCGTCAGGCGGGGGGCCTTCAACTTGAAGTGGGCGTCGAGGATCTGTTCGATGAGGGCGTTCCGCGACAGGCCCGGGGTCGCCTCGACGACTTGGTCCAGGGCCTCCCGGTGGTCGAGGCGGAGGCGGACCTTCGTGTCGATCCGGCGGACGTACTTCTGGGGTCGCGGCATGGTGGGATCATATCCCCACTAATCCCCAGGAGGTCAACCCCGGATGGTCAGGCGTTCCAGTCGTCGGCCACGACCACGTCCGAGGTCCTGGCCTCCTCGATGATGTCGGCCATGGAGAGGTCGTTCCGGAAGCGGTGGTCGATGCGGACCTCGACCTGGCGGTACTCCTCCGCCAACTCGGGATTGAGCTTGGCCGCCAGGACCAGGGCACCCTTCGAGGCGAGGACACAGAAGCAACAGGAGAGGCGGGGCATCCCGGCGTCATAGGCCGGATGGTGGGGGATGCCGGAGGCCTTGATCGTGGCCCAGACCTCGTCCTCCGTCATGTCGAAGATGGGGAGCCAACGGTCCACGTACCGGGTGGTCTTCGTGCTGGCGCGCTTGTCGTGCTCGAAGGAGGCCTTCTTGGCCCTGGCCGGCGACTCCTGGGCACGGATGCCCAGGCAGTTGAGGAAGCGGACCGGGCGGTCCAGGTCGAACTCCCGGGCGAGCTTCGTGAGGACCCGGGCCACCTGGCCGGTCTTCTGGTCACTCGTGCAGTAGCGGGCGGTCGAGGAGGGGAACATCCCCCGGGCCTCGATCTGGTCGAGGAGGTCGCCTTGGGGCCGGCGGACGATCTCGAACCGGATGCCGTAGGCCTCCGCCTGGGCCTGGGCCAGTTCGGCGGTACCGGCCCACTCGACCCGGCCCAGGTCGGCGTGGACGGCCACCAGGCGGTCCCGGACTCCGGCGGCGTCGGCCATCTCGACCAGGCGGGTCATCATCGCCTGGGAGTCCTTGCCGGCGGAAGTGTTTACGAGGATCACGTCGTAGGTGGTGAGGTCGGGGGTCGAGGTCATGTCCACCATTATGAGGGGTCCCCCTGGAACTGTCAACCCCGGTTGGGGACGATGGGCAAGACGACCCACGCGCAAGGACCGCCTCCCCGGCAGAAGGCGGGACTGAAGGGCGGTCCGAAGACCTCCCGACCGATCACCTGGCGAGGTCGACGTCTCGACCTCTACGCCCTCCCCGGGGAGGACTCGGTGGGCGGCGTCCCGCCCCCGGCGAGGGAGGCGGTCCGTGAGGCGAAGCTAGCCGGCGGCCTCGATGATCTGGGCCTTCGTCATGCCGGACGTGTCGATCCCGATGGATTCGGCGTAGGCCTCCCAGGCGTCCTTCTTGTCGCCCTCGGAAGGCTTGCCCGGTGCGCGGCGGGCCTTCAAGGCCTGGGCCTCCTGGACGGCCTGGGGGACCACCTGGGTCTTCTCCCGGTCTCCGATCTCGGACGTGGCGTTCTTCATGATGGGTCTCCTCACGGGGCGATGGATGACGTCAGGGTACCCATCGGGCGATGGTCGAGGACGGAACCGTCCGGGACGAGGTCCCCGCCTCGGGTCAACCATCCGACCTGGTCCCCGTGGAGGAGGGCTTGGGCGATCACGTCCTCACGTCGGCGGCCGGTCGTGGACTGGGCCACCACGGAGGTCGACTGGTGGAGGGATGGCGCGAGGGGCCGGAACTCGATGAGGCCGGCGGCGTGGGCTTCGTCGAGGTCGGCCTGGCACCGATACCACTCCACGACGGCCTGGGCCTCCTCGATCGCCTGGGCGTGGCCTCGGGCGGCCCTGGCGGCCTTCTGGGCGTGGGCCTCTGTCCAGGCGCGGTCGAAGCCGTAGCGGGCGATCACGGGGAGGATCTGGCGGGACAGGGCCTCGCGGGCCGCGTCGGTGAACGTCTCCCGTGTCCCCTCCGGCGTGGTCCGGCGCGTGGCCCAGAGGGACAGGCGGTCCCCCCGGAAGGCCTCCCACTCCTTGACCTCGAACCAGGCCATCGCGTACGCGTTCCGGTGGAGGGTCCCCGGCTCCATGAGTCGCCAGGTCAGTTGCCGGCGGCCGTGCTCCATGTAGGCCCCGACCTCGACCGAGGCGAAGGGGTCAGGAAGCTCCAGCATCGGATTCCTTTCCGTCGAAGATGAGGGAGACCGGCGACTCGACCTCGACCCAGACCGCCCCGTGGGTGTCCCGACCGGCGTCCACCGCGGTCGCCATCCCTAGGTCCTGGACGACCTCGCCGGCCCGGTCCCGGACGTTGAGGTCGAAGGACTGGCCCACCAGGCCCGCGATGGCCTCATCCGTCAGGCCCTCGACCGGTAGCTGGAAGCGGAACCTAGAGGCCACGTCAGGTCACCCCTCGGGCGAGGGCGTCGAGGTCGAGGGCCAACTGGGGCAGGGCCAGGGTCCGGGCCTTGTCCAGGGAGGCGGCGAGCATCGACCACCCAGGGAAGTCGGAGTGGGTGACCTCCCACGGGGTCCCGGTCATCTCCAGGCGGTGGAAGCTCCACTTCCCGTCCTTCGAGGACGCGGCCCACTTCTCCATCCGGCCGGTCCGGAGGTTCTGGTACTTCGTGAAGCCGGCGGGGTCGAGGTCGATCATCGCACGGCCCACAAGGCGAAGATGGCGATGGAGGCTCCGGTCACCATGCCCAGGAGGAAGGCCAAGTTCACGGCCCGGTCGAAGTCCTCGCGGCTCACGTTCCGGCCTCCTGGCGAACGAGGCGGTCGTGGATGGCGGCCGACTCGATGGCCGCGTCCAACGCACCCAGGTTGCCGACCATGGCGCGGAAGTGCTGGACGGACCGGGTGACGGCGGGGGTCCACTCCTTGGCCATGTCGTGGAGGTCGGTCTTCGGGGACATGGCCACGAGGCGGTCGATCTCGTCGGCGGTATCCCGGAGGCGGATCGCCATGGTGGCGAGGGCGTCCGCGGTCCGGTCGTGGTGGTATTGGATGAGGTCATCCATGGGGGTTCTCCTTGGGGTCAGATGACGTCGAGGATCGGGCGGGCCATCTCGACGAACTCGATGACCTTGGAGGCCATCGCGAGGGCGATGAGGGCCACCAGGGCGAGGAGGTAGGTGGCGGGCATGTCAGACCTCCTCTCGGCGGTAGATGCCGACCTTCATGGTCGGGCGGAAGGTGGGGCGGATGGTGCGGCCCTGGAACTGGAGGGCGGTGACGTCGGTGGTCTCGACGGTCTCGACGATGGCCCGGGTGGTCTTGATGATGTCGCCGGCCTGGAGGTTCTGGGCTTCGACGATGCGGTAGGTGCGGTTGGTCATGACCCCATTATGGGGGGTCCTCCTGGAGTTGTCAACCCCGGTTGGGATTACGTCTCCCTCCGGTGGGGGTGGCGGTTGAACCAGGCGTTGTCCCAGAGGCTCCCGTACTCGTAGGGGTTCGTCGGGTGGGGTGGTTCGAGGGCGAGGATGCCCACGGTCTCCCTGGTGGCCTCCAGGACGAAGGGGAGGATGAGTTGGTCCAGCGCGGTCACGGAAGCTCCGGACCATCGGAGGGTCTCGGACCAGACCCAGGCGTCGACCACGCGGGCCTCCTCCTCGTTCCGGCGGGCCAGGATGGTCATGGCCCAGAGGGACGCGGTGGCCAGGGGAACGATGGCGTCGAACTCCTCGACCATCTCGCGGTGGGAGTTGCCGGCGTACTTGCCCAGGGTCTCGGCCGCCTCGATCTCGTCCCAGACGTTGTCGCGGTCCGGGTGTTCGATCGCCCCGTAGCTCCATCCCCGGGTGATCGTGCCGGCGACGTCCCGGGCGAAGCGGTCGGACACGACCTCGATGCAGGAGTCCACCCAGATCGTCAGGTCCGCGTCCGGGAACAGGACGTGGGGGTGGGTCTTGTACCAGCGTCCCGTGAGGCGGTCGTTCCCGATGTTGTCGAGAAGGGTGGGGTGGTGGATGGAGGGCCTCATCTCCCAGAGGGGAAGGCCGGACATCGGGCGGGGTTGGTCGTCGAAGCGAACGAAGGAGACGTCCATCCCGCCCCACTGGGGGACCGGCTCCCAGACCTCGTCGTAGCCTCCGACGTCCGCGGTGTAGATCACGACCGAGGTCATCCGATCGACTCCAGGAGGAGATCCCGCGCCTGGACAAGGCGGCGGTAGTCGTCGGCGTCTCCTCCGGCGTCCGGGTGGAGGACCTTGGCCTGGCGGCGGAACGACCGATGGAGGGCGTCGCGGTCAACGTCGGATGGGTCGAGGTTCATGACCCGGGCGGCGACGTCGAAGGTCATGGCCGGCCCCATGGGCGTCCCGGGTGGGAGCGCGCCCCATCCGCGGTACTGCTCCCCGCGCTTGGAGACCCCGTAGCGGTCGACGGCCCGGAGGGCTTCGAGGGAGAGGGCGATGGCCCGGAGGTTCGCTTCCCACCCGTGGATTCGCTGGGACCCCTTGCCGGAGACGTAGTAGCTACCGCCCTCGAAAGTGTCGGTCAGGTAGCGGAGGGGGCCGTGGGTCGAGTCGAACGACAGGATCACCCCGGGGAAGCTGGGGACCCTGGCGTCGGCCCTGGGCCATCCGTCGTTCCGGATGTCGCGCTGGGCGTGGGCGGTCTCGATGACGATGTCCCGGGCCTTGATCGCCTCCAGTTCGGTCCCGAGGAGGTCGAGGGTGGCGGAGAGGGGCGACCGGAACTGGGGCGATCTCCGGAGCCTGGTGAGGGGCTGGGGCCAGGAGGAGGGGTCGAGGGGTCGGAAGCGGGCGTCGATCATCTGGTGGGGTCTCCTTGGGAACGGGTGAGGCCCCCGGGCCTTGTGGCGGTACCCGGGGGCCTCTGGTGGGATGGTGGGGCCTACGACCCGATCTGGGCGTAGTACCCGGGGGCCTTGACGTGACGGGTCCCGTCGTCGAGGACCTCGATGGTCCCGCCTCCGCCGGCCATGAAGTCGATGGCGGCCAGGATCTCCTGGTCGTCCTGGAGGATGGACTTCACGCTGGGCGTGATCTTGACGTCCACCGGGAGCTTCCAGTTCCCGTCGTCCTGGATGAAGCCGAAGACCTCGCGGAGGCGGTCGGCCCCGTAGCCCTTGGTCAGGAAGGCTTCGATCTCCTCCTGGGTCGAGTCGGTGAACGAGATGGAAGCGGGGATGGTGGACATGGCGGTCTCCTTGGGGTTGGGGTCGAGGGCCATAGGGACATCCTTGCAGGTCCTCCCAGAACTGTCAACCCCGGTTGGGTGATTCCTCCGGGCGGTCCCCATGGAGGTCCCGGATCGCGAGGGCGATCTTCTCCACGGTCTCCATCGTCGGGACACGGCCCAGATGATGGTGGGGCACCCGGGCGAACGGACACCGGTACCCACGGAGAGGGGTCCCGCCTCGACGCGCACGGCGGGCGACATCCCGGACCCGATCCATCGACATGATCGTCTTCGTCAGACAGGACGACCGGATGATCCCCCGGGTCGCCGGGTTGAGTTCCCACCACTCCGGCTCCCGGAGGCGGAGGCGGTCGAAGACGAGACGGACTTCATCCTCGACCGGCTCGATCACGTCTCCATCTCCTGGCGGCGACGGTGGGTCCACTCCTCCAGGCGGCGGCAGAGACGATCCGGGCAGAGGTTCCACGGTCCAGCGTGGCCGGCGTCCCGGTGGATCTCGTCGAACAGGTCCACGACCGGCGAGAGGGCGGCCCCCAGGGACTCCTCCAGGTCGTCGTAGGCCATGGACACGGAGGTCAGGTCGGCCTGGGTTCGTTCAAGCTCGGACGTGGCCTCGTCGAGGTCGGACTGGAGGGCGCGGGCCTTGGTCACCAGGCCCTCCAGGTCCTCCTCGATCGTGGTGGGAGCTTCCTTCCTCTCCTCGACGACGCGGGGCGTGAACTCGTGGACGTTCGAGTCCGTCATACGGGGACCTCGACCTTCTCGATGTCGACCACGATGACGTCGTCCGATGTCCGGACGATCCGCTCCGCCCCGGTCTCGAACTTCAAGACGAGGGAGTCCGGTCGGTCGGGAACCGGGAGGGCGGCGGTCAGGGTCCGGGTCTTCTCCCGGGCGTTCAACTGGACATGGTCCCCGGGGCGGAGGGTGATCGCCTTCGCCAGGCGCGGGGTCTTGATCGTCTTCGTCCTCGTGGTCTTGGGCGTGGACTGGCGACGGTTCGCCATGGGTGGGCCTCCTTGGGGCTTGGCCGGATGGTACCGAGAGTGGGCGAGGCGGGGCGGGTGGTGGTCAGAGGTCGGCCACGATCTCCTCGTAGCGGTCCGCGATCTCCGCCAGGCGGTCCCTCTCGATCTCGGCGCGGTTGTCGTGGTGGGTCCACCGGTCCATGTCGACGACCTCGCGGATGTTGTCCTGGATGAGGGCGTCCAGGGTGGCGGGGTCGAGGGCGTCCAACTCCCAGGACTGGCGGCCGTAGGCCTCGATGTAGCCGGCCACGCGGGAGTCGGTGAGCTTCGCGGGGTTCGGTGGCGGGTTGAACTCCTGGACCTGGTCCATGTTGAGGGCGATGCGGCGGACCTCCAGGCGGTCCACCACGGACGCGATCCTCTCCGTGGCCGCCTCCTGCCAGTTCTCGTCCCCGAGGTCCTGGTGGGCCTCGTGGGCCGCCTCGATCTCCTCCAGGACCGTGTCCTGGCGGACGAACAGGTTGAGGCGGTCGATGATGTCCCGGGTCATGTCGATCCCGCTGGGGTCGTGGTCGCCCAGGTGGAGGACCAGGACGTCCTTCCCCTCGCGGGCCTTGTCCCCGAGGCGTTGGCCGGCCCCCCAGAGTTCGGACTGGGAGACGTAGCCGCGACACGAGAAGTACGCGACGTCCCAGGTCCCGGCGGCGCGGGCCACCACGCCGGCCAGGGCTTCCTTCTCGACCCAGACCTCTACGTGGACGTCCTGGTCCTCCCAGTGGTCGACGTCGAAGCCGCGGGCCAGGTCGTTCAACCATTGCTGGGGGGTCCGGTAGCTCCCGATGCCGGCGAGGTTCCGGGTCCGGTCGGTCATCCAGTCCCAGTCGAACAGGCCGGCCATCCGGGCCTTGTTCAAGATGGACCCCAGACGCTTGTAGCTCCGGTCCGTGTTCGGGATGTACCCCCGGGCCACGAACTGGTAGTAGGTCTGGCGGAGGGTGAGGTCGTACCCCTGGCGGGCGTACTCCCGGGCGATCACTTCGGCCTGGGCGATGACGTCCAGGGCGTCGGACCCGGGCTTCCAGTCTTCGTAACGTATCTTGGCCACTGGGTTCTCCTTGGGGTGAGAGTGGCGGTCGGTTGTCGAGGTCGAGACTAGACCAGGTGGTCCCTCCGGTCAACCCCGGTTGGGGAGTCGATCCATCCGAGGGCCATGGCTTCGGGGAGGGGAGGGGCGTGGTCCCAGCATCGAGGGACCGGGTGGGTCGTGTCCGCCTTGTAGACGACGGTCGAAGGCTTCGGGCACCGGCCACACTTGGGCATGGTCGAGGCGGTGGGTGGGGTCGTGGTCTGGTGGGTCATGCCCACTCATCGACCAACCCCGGTTGGGACTTTAGTGATTCTTGTTCAAGGCCTTGTGGACGGCCTGCTCCGACTTGCCGACCGCCGCGCCGATCTCCCGGAACGTGGCCCCATCGACGTCCCGAAGCTCCCGGAAGACCCGGAGCCTGTCCCGGCCCAGTTCCTCGATCTCCGAGAACCTCGCGTCGATCCTCTCGGTCAACTCCTTCGCCCGGACCAGGCGTTGGGCCTTGGTCTTCGGGTTCTTAGGTGCGCGTGAACCGGACCGGGTCTTCTTCTCTGCGGCCATCTGGTGGGTCTCCTCGATCATGGGGGTCGGTCTAACCAACCGGGGATGGTACTACCCCGGTTGGGGCGTCAGTCGACTATCAAACCTGAGACCTCACGTTCGCGCTCATGGTCTGGAGGGCGTTGACTCGGGCGCGGGCAGAGTTCAACGCTTCCTTCCCGGCGTCCTTGGCGGCGGCGGTCCGCTTGTAGGCCCGATACTTCTCCTCGTTCATCGCGAGGACCCGGGCCTCCATGATGTGTTTCGCCTCGGGGCGTGTCCGTCCACCTGGTGGCTTGTCGTTCTGGGCAATGAGGCCTTTGGCCTGGGCGATCTTCCAGTCCGCCTCCGCATCGCCGGCCATCTCACAGACGGAGTCGAAGCCGGTCAGGGTGTCCCCCGGGAACTTCGGGGACTCTCCCCCGTTCGTGATCGCCTCCAGGTGGTCGATCTCGGCCTGGAGGTCTTCTTCGATCTCACCCTGGGACTTCATCGAAGCTGGACCCCGTCGAACGTCCCGGACAGGAGGCCGACGAGGAGGTACCCGGTGAGACCGACGAGGGCGATGATGAGGATGAGTTTCGCGACGGCGGCGCGTCCTCGTCCTCGGGCTTCGTTGTCGGTCACGGGTTCTCCTTGGGGGCGAGGTCGGGGGGATGATGGTACGTCCGGACGTGAGACGGTGGGAGGATCTGGGCGCGCTTCCTGTTGCGTTCCTCCTGGCGGAGACGTTCGGCCCGGTCGAGGACCCGGACGCGGAGGATGATGAGGGCGGCCATCCCGGCGAAGCCGATGAAGACCGCGGCGAGTGCTTCAACCATCGACCCGGAACCGGCGTCCGTCTTCGGTGAGGTTGAAGACCTGGGCGACGTTGCCCAGGGAGGTCTCCCGGTAGAGGGGGCCGGCGTCGTCCCGGACGGCCTCGACGAGGCCGACGCGCTCCAGGGCCTTCCGGGCCGTGCGAAGACCGGAGGGGGACGGGAGCTTCGTGGAGCCGGCGGTACGTTCCGCGTTCTGGACGTCGGCCACCATCTCCTCGTCGGTGAAGCCTCGACCGGCGTCGTAGGCGTAGCGGACCTGGAAGGCGTCGATCACCTGGACCTGGCGGCGGGTCAAGTTGACCTGGGCGGCGGCCAGGTGGGACGTGGTCGGGTCCGAGGTCCTGGCGTGGGCCGTGGACTCCAGGTCTGCGGCGGCCGTGGCGGCGGCCCGGGGGGCGTCGGGGGTGATCGTGGTCATGGTGGTCTCCTTGGTCTTGCGGCGAGGGTTCCGCCGGATATGCCGGCGGACGGGAACGGTTCGGGGTTGGGGGTGGGGGGTCGTGGGGTGGGAGTTCGATGAGGCGGGGACGGTCTGGGTCTTCGGTGGGAGGCTCCTTCGGGGGTAGGTGGCGGTCGTGTTCTCGGACTCGATGACGGGGCGTTCCCTCGTGGCCCGGGAACAGGGGGTCATGGTTGGGGTCGAGGTCGGCCTGGACCTCGGGCGGGAGGTCGGTCATCGGGGGACCCACCTGGTCCCGTCGATGTCGGTGAGGAGACGCCAACGGCGGCGGAACTCGTCGAGGGTCGTGGTCTCGGAGGAGAAGGGTTCGATGGCCAGGTCCCGGCGGCGGAAGTGCCGGACGCGGAGCTTGGGTCCATCGACGTCTTCGTATCCGCCCTGGTGCGGGGAGATGGCCCCGTGTGGGTTCTGGGCCTTTCGGGTGTCGGACCGGGTGGTCACGAGGCCGCCTCCTGGATGAAGTCTCCGACGCGCTCCAGGCCATCGGAGCGGACCCAGGCCGCCTCCCCTTCGATGATCCAGCGGAATCGGCCATGCTCCACGCCATCGGCGGCGTGGTCCGGGCAGAGATCCACCAGGTCCCCCTGGGCGGTCATGGCTACCCAGGCAGGGTCGTCGGGGCATCGGAACGATCGGCACGGTCTCATGGATTCTCCTTGGGGTTGAGTAGATGGTACGTCTCCTCGTCCAACTTGGTCAACCCCGGTTGGGGTGCGGGCGCGGAGAACCCGACCCTCTCGGCCAGATCCGGCTCCCGGGTGACCAGGTCGTGGTGGACCTGGCAGAGGGCGCGGCAGTTGTCGGCCACCAGGTAGCCCTTCGCCCATCGGCCTCGGGAGATGACCTCGTGGACCTCCAGTCGAGGTCGGTCCGGGAACGGGGACGCGCATCGACCAGGGAGGACCCCTCGGGCCACGCATCCCGCATCCCGAGCCAGTACCTCCTGGCGGACTCGGTCGCGCTTGGGCTTCTCCGCCTTCCGCCTGGCGGACATGGCGGGGAGCTTCTGGCGGGACCGGTCCTGCCAGGCGCGGGTCTTGGCCGGGTCGGCCTTCAATCCCTTCTTGCGGGCCGGCGGGCCGGACCGCTTCACGGGGTTACCCCGCTACTTGTCCCACCATCGCCGGTCCTCGGGGAAGTCGAGGGCGCGTTGGCCATCGTCCTCGACGACAGACAGGGGGCGGGGACCCAGGTACTTCGTCCGCTTCTCGCGGGACTTGTCCTGGAGCTTGCGGACACGGGCGACCAGGTCATCCCGTCGCGCCTCGGGCGTCGGGGTCGTGACCTCGGGGAAGTCCTCGATCGGGACCGCGTCCATGACTCAACCCTACTAGTGAACCGGGGGAGAGGGGAACCCCTTTCCAGGAGGATGCCAGGGAATCCCGGACCTCCCGGTCCCGTGCGGCCCGGTAACTATCCCGGAACTGGGCGAAGATCACGCCCTGGGTTCCTGTCCGTAATGCCCAGGTACCTCCCACGGTGGTCACGGCCTCACGGACCGAAGGGGGAAGGGTGACCTGGTCGGGGTTCCGGGACCACGCCATGGCCATCTGCCAGGCCTCGTCCTCGTCGAGGGGGAGCTTGCCGGCGGCGGCCAGGATCTCGCGACGGAGGACGGCGGGCGGTGGCCACCATTGCATCCGGCGGAGGAGGTCGAGGACCAGGCCCCGGGGGTTGTCGACGTCGAGGTCTTCCAGGGCGGCCTCGTAGACCTCGAAGGTCTCAGCGGAGGTCTCACGTCCGAAGGCGACGGCCAGGAGGCCCACGACCCCCACGATGTCTTCTGGGGTCATGTCCCGGTCTTCCTCTCCAGGTACTCCTGGGCGGCGGACTTCACCTGGGCGGACGATCCACGGCGGCCCTGGGGTCCTTCGCCTGGGCCGTCCAACCAGTCCTCCCACCACTTCGAGGTCAGGAACCTCTCCGCATCTCGGGCGATCGTGGAGCCGGCCTCGACGGCGGTGGCGTAGTTGAGGACGGCGGCGTAGGCGGCGCGCTTGGACTCATACGAGAGGGCGCGCCACTTCGTCCGGGCCTTGGCTTTCCCGACCTTCTTGCCGTGGCGGCGCGGGTAGGCCTCCCAGAAGACGTCGAAGCCTCGGTCTCGATCATCCCCCTCGTCGCCAGACGAGGCAGAGGGGTTACCGGACGGGTCCTTGGACGGGTCTATGGATGGATTGGGTGACAAGGGTGTCGCCCCGTCGACGCGCTGGATGTCACCCCGTTCCGCGCCAGGTGTCACCCCGTCATCCTCCTCGGGGCGACGATCTGTCACCCCGTCCATGGGGACCTCGTACAGGTTCGGGCGGCGGTCATCGCGCATCTTGCCGGTACCGCCGGCCTGGGCCTGGACCCGGAGTTCCCCGAGGTCGACGAGGGAGCGGATGGACCTCTGGACTGTTCGCTCCGAGACCTGACACTTCCGGGCGATGGTGGCCACGGAGGGCCAGGCGTTGGTCCCGTCGTGATCGGCGGAGTCCGCTATGGCCAACAGGACCAGGCGATCCGTTCCGCCGGCCTGGGAGTGGTCCCAGACCCAGGACATGACCTTGACGCTCATGGTGTTCCCGAACGTGGGTTCGGTGGGCTATCGTGCATCTTGTCTCCTTTGGCGAGGTAGGCATCCACGGTCGGGCTTGACCGTTGAACGTGGGAGGGGGGTCGGATGCTACTCCGGCCCCCCTCCTCGCGTCTGGCTACGACCGGACCAGTTCGGCCACCCGGCGGGTCATCGACCCGAAGGTCCCGTCCAGGGATCGGACGATGATCCTCTCCGCCCGGTTGGACTCGTCCTTCACGGGCTTCATCCACTGGTCGTAGGAGTTGAAGGCGTTGACCACGCCCCACCCGGTGCCGGCGTAGCGGCCCCCGTCGCGGTCGGACTCGTACATGGCCCGGACGCCCTCGCGCTTCTCCTCGACGTTCCCCCTCTGGCGGGGGGTCTGCATGTCGGAGATGGGGAGGAGTTGGGCCACGATGGCATCGAAGCGGCGGGCCGTGACGTCGATGTCCATGAGCCGGCGGACCTCCTCCTCGAAGTGGTCGATCTCCTCGACCGCCTGGAACAGGATGCGGCGGGCGTCGTCGGTCTTGGCCATGACGTTCGTCGAGTGGCGATGGGACCAGGTGGAGACCGCCTTGGCCTGGAGGGCGGGCATCTGGTTCATGCAATCGAGACGGAGGAACCCCAGGGACGCCCGGACCCCGGAGCTTCCATCGTGGGAGGTCGAGACCGTGAGGAAGGCGTTGAGGCCGTCTCCGTCGATCTCGATGTGGCGGTTCACCGCGGCCTGGACCCAGACCCGGCGGCCGCCCTTGGCGGGGCCGGCGGATTCGACCACGACCGCCTCCGTCTCCAGGAGGCCTTCGACGAGAGTGAAGGCCTCGCGGTTCTGGACCGTCTGGTAGCCCTTCTTGGCGAAGCCGAAGACCTCGTCGATGTCGGTCCGGCGGATGGCCCGGAACTCGGGGCGGGCCTTGCCCTCGACGATGGGGACGACGGTCTCGACCTCCCAGTCCAGGCCGGCGGCGGTCAGGATCTCGTCCACGGAGGTCGGGCCGTCGAGGGCCGTCCCGATCGTGGTCCAGGGGTTCTTGCGGTCGTAGTGGGAGGCTTCGACTTCGGCAACCATGAGGGTTCTCCTTGGGGGTGAGGGGTGGCGTCTCCACCCCGGTAGGGCCATCTTCGCGGGTCCTCCCAGACTTGTCAAGGAGTCCCCCTGGAAGTCTCAACCGGGGATGCGACGACAGACCAACATGGTCGAGTAGTTCCCCCGGGAGTGCTCCTGGATGCGGAGCTTCTTGGCCCCGTGGCAACGCGGGCAGATGACGGCCTGGTGGTGGCCGGCGTCGTCGGGGGCCTCGTAGGCCACGGACCCCTTGCCCTTGCACTCCGGGCACTTCCTCGGGGGCTGGGTCCGGTAGCCCTCGATGTGAAGCATGTCGACCAGGCGGAAGCCGTGGCCCTCGATCCGGTCCGCGAACTCCCGGGTCTGCCATCGCTTCGCCTGGGAGACCACCTGGTCCTGACACTTCATGAGGAACCAGGACCGGGTGAGGGGGACGAGGGCGTCGATCCCCTCCTCCATGAGGATCATCCGGTCCTGCCATCGGGCGGGGACGTCGACCCCGTAGCGTTCGTCGACCTCCTCGGTTGGCGTCCCGTTCAGCTTGTACGGGCCGTCGAAGACGATGGCGTCGAACTGGCCGGCCGGCCAGGGGAGGTCCCGGAAGTCCGCTCCCCCGTCGAGGTCCGGGGACTTCAAGGGGTGGTGGTCGGTGGCCACCAGGTTCTCGGGGTACCACTCCTTCCAGAAGGTCCCCTTCCCGTAGGTGGGGTCCAGGATGGCCATGGAGTCGTCGAGGTACCCGAGGGTCCGGCAGGCCACGATGAGGCCGGCGTTCGAGGAGTAGCGGCCCATGGCCATGACCTCGTCTTGGTCGGGGTGGAGGTCAACCACGGTTCACCACCTTCATCGGCGTGAGGATGTACCCAGGCGCGAGGGTGAAGGTGATCGCATCGTCCGGACCCTCCTCCTCGACCCCGGCGTCCACGTCCAAGGTCAGGACGATCTCTCCGGCCTGGATCTGGTCCTCGATGAAGTCGAACAGGTCGAGGCGACCGATCACGTTCCCGTCCGCGTCGCGGATCGCCTTCACTTCGTCACCTGGACCTGGGGGTCCTTCTTCTCGGACTGGCAGTAGTCGTCGGGGTCGAGGTCGAGACGCTTGATCCCGCCGGTCTTGGCGTTGGAGCCGTTGAGGGAGACGACGTCGAGGACCGCGTCCACAAGCTCCCGGGGGTCGTAGGTCTCCCCGGTGTCCATGTTCCCGAGGCGGGGGGCCTTCTCGACGAGGCGACGGATCACGGCGGCCTGGAGGAGTTCGTTGTCCCAGGCCTTCCGGTCCTTGGGGAAGCGGGGCTTCATGGGCCGGAGGTCGGGGTAGGCGACGAAGGCCGTCCCGTAGGGGAGGGCACGGGCGAACGTGGCGGCCACTTCGGCCTGGGTCTCCCGGAGGATGTCCACGGCCCACTCGATCTTGTCGATGAGCGTGGCCAGGTCGTGGAGGTAGACGGGCCAGGCCTCCTCGTCGGCCTTGACCGGGGCGGTCTTGATGAGGTCGAAGGACCCGGACTCGATGTAGCCGGCGGCGTCGAGGAGGTCTTCCAGTGACCGCGTCATCGTCTCGGTCATCCGGGTCCCCTCCGGTACTGGCCACCGCGAAGGGTCGAGGTCTTCGTGGGTCTCGGTCGTGTCGGACATGGTGATCTCCTTGGGGGTGGGGTGGGGCTAGAAAGGTGGCTCGGCCTTGTGGCCATCGGCGTCGAGGGACGGGTCCAGGTGGCGGATCGTGGCGTCGTGGTTGGCGGGGTCCCAGATGATCGTCTCCCCGCACACACACGTATCCTCATCCCACCCCTCGGGGATGTCTTCGGTCTGAGGGAGGGCGTCGTCCCGGGTGATCCCCAGGTGGGCCATGATCCGGTCCCGGACCTCGTCGACGCGACCGGAGACGGCCAGGTCGAAGCCCTTGGCGATCTCCTGGAGTTCCTGACCTCGGGCGTCGTCGAGGAAGAAGACGGCCTCCCTGGCGTCGAGGGTGCGGCCCTCGACCACGAGGACCGGGCCGGCGTCGGACTGGGCGTCCCCCTCTGGGGCCTCCGTGTCCGTCTCCGGGGCGGGAGGGGGTTGGTCTGCATCCTCGGACCCCTCGCCCTCCTGGGCCTCTCCTGGGGCCTCTGGGGCGGCGTCGGGGATGCGGCCTTCCGCGATGGCCAGGAGGGTCTCCGTCAAGGTCTCCTGGGTGATCTCGGCCTCCTTGCCGTTCGGTAGGCCGAAGGCCGACCAGATTCGTCCGGCCTCCGCCTTGGCGTCGTCGTCGGAGAGGCCCTGGATGTTGCCCTTCACGGCGGACAGGACGCGGCCCTTGGCGTGGGCCACGGGGACGCCCACCTTGGCGGAGACCGCCTGGGACTCCCCGAAGTCCTTGCCGGCCCCGATGATCTCGAAGACCAGGTGGTCGAGGACGTCGGCGTCCGGAAGGGGCAGGCCCCCGTCCGGGACGTGAATGTCGAGGGAGCGGACCCCGATGAGGGAGGCGGCGTGGGGTCGACGGATGCGGACCCAGGCGTTGGCCTTGGCCGCGGTCGTCTTCTCGGCCTCGACGGTCCAGACCGTCTCCTTGGTCGGCGCGCCGTTCTCGACCTTCGTGACCTCGGAGCCTTGGGCCAACATGACCCCGATCCCGGGGAAGCCTTTGAGGATGCCCAGGACCTCCGCCCACCGATCCTTCGAGTCGTTCCAGAGGTTCATCGACGCGTCGATCTCGGCGTCCGGGTCCGTCTTCAACGTCTCGCGACCCTTGCGGGAGTTGCGGGCGCGGCCATCGGTCCATCGCTTCAACATCTGCCAGAGGTCGGAGCCGGAGTCGATGCCGATGACGTTGGGCTTCTCCGGGTCCGATGGTTCGGCGGCGGCGGCCCGGATCTGTTCGATGATCGAAGACCAGGTCCCGTCGTGGACGAGAAGCTCGTAGTCCCCGAGGCGGGCGTACTCGTCGAGGGTCCCGTCTCCGAGGTCGAGGTAGAAGCATCGACCGACCCGGGGGGAGGCGGCGAACTGGGCGAGCATGTAGGACTTGCCGGCCTTCTCCTCACCCTCGACGAGGACGAACGGGAAGGCGACGCGCCCGGTGGGGGGTCGGGTCTGGAGGGGCATGGGTTCTCCTTGGGGATGTTGGCGAGGTACTGGGGTCGATGGTACTAGACGGGAGTGACAGGTTCAACGGGGGTTGGGTGGAATGTCCGCGTCTCGCCGGAGGGGGTCCCCCCTGGGGGAGGGCCGGCGAAGACGGGTCGGAGATGGCAACGGTGGCCCATGTCGAAGTCGGTGATCCGACCTCGGTGGAGGTCCTGGTGGACTTCGCACCACCAGGCGTCCCAGATGCGATCGCCGGTCACGCCCGGACCTCGTCGGCCTTCATGGACCGGTGGAGGACGGCGGGGGTGAAGGTCCGCATCCGGGGCGGGCGGCCCCCGTAGACGTCGATCTCGACGATGTCCTTCCCGCCGATGACGAAGGCCCGGATGGCCTTCACCTTGTAGCGGTAGGACCCCTTCGATCCTCGGACGGTGGAGTCGGTGTAGACGACATCTCCGACCGCGATGACCTTGCCGGTCCCGGATCGCCAGACGTCCAGTTCATTCTTCGGTGTCATGGGTTCCCTCCTTGGGGTGAGGTACGGAGTCTGGTGGGGACTCCTGGAACCAGGCTATCACACCATGTCAACCCCGGGTGGGAATGGGAGAGGGGGGTGGTCCTGGGACCTACCCCCCTCGATGCGATCACGGCCCAGGCCCCAAGGTGTACCGAGGTCATCGGTCTGGGGACGTCGACCACGGGAACCCACTTCCCGGACCTTGTCGCCCCCTCAGTATGCCCACCCCCGGTTGGGATGTCCACCACGGAGATCCTGGAGCTTCCGGGCGTTCTCGATGGTGGCGTCCCTACACGCGGGACACGGCCACCCCCGGTAGGGCTTCCGCTTCCCGTGGGGGCAGAAGTCTCGGAGGCGGCCGGCGATCCCTGGGCCTTGGCAGGAGAGGCAGGGGGCTTCCCCTCTCCACTCGATGTCACAGACGAGGCAGCATCGCCCCTCCGCCAGGGCCTAGCCCGCTACGGGGAGGGACTGGAGGTCGAGGCGTGCCGGGAGGAGAGCGGCGGTCTCGTGGTCGCCCACCTTCGAGGCGAGGCCGGACTTGACCACGGTGAGGACCGCCGGGATCGACGCGGCCACGGCGGCCTGGAGAACCCCGTAGTCGAGGGAGAAGACCGGGAGCGCGATGAGGAATCCGAGGAACGAGGAGGCGAAGGTTCGGATGGTCCGAAGCAGGAGGTCCACGTAGAACGGGAGACCGACCGGGACGAGGGGCAGGCCGTTGGCGACGACCGTGAGGCCGGCGGGGATCGCCGCGAGGGCGGCGGCCTGGGCCGTGGAGATGTCGATGGCGGGGCCGACGATGAGGCCGGCCACGAAGGCCTGGACGAAGGTCGCGATGACCTTCTCCAGGAGGGAGACGATGGCGTTCATTGGGGATGCTCCTAGTTGTCGGGGATGTCTTCTGGGGACAGGATCGGGGGGCCGCACCCTTCGGGGGGCGGGGAGTTCAAGACCTCGGGGGTCAAGGACAGGGAGGCGGCGGCGTGGGCTTCGTCGGCGGCCTCGAAGCGCGCCAGGTTCTCCTCCACTCCGAACTGGTCGTCGAGGACGACCCCGGAGATGATCCCCCGGGACGAGGCGGACAACATGACCCCGAGGGACTCGGTGAGGGCGTTCCGCCTGGCCTCGATACAGGCCTCGCGGCGGTTGTCGGCCAGGGCGGCGGCGGTCGTCTCGGCGGAGGTCTCGGCGGCCGATCGACCGGTGGCGGAGTACCAGATGGAGGCCCCGCCCATGAGGAGGAACGCGAGGGCGAGGAGGGCGATCTTCATGTTCTGGGCGCGCATGATGGCCTTGACCTCCGCCGCGGTGGGCGTGGTCCCAGGGCGGGCCTCCATGTAGGCCTCTGCCAGGTTGCGGGGTGGGCGATCGCTCATGGGGACTAGACCTCCTGGATGGGGCGGCGGCGTGGGATGAACGGCCCCGGGTCGACCTGGCGTTCTCCGTGTCGGAACCTCATCGACTCCAGTTCCCATTGGAGGTAGTGGATCGTGTCCTGGAGGTCGGCCTTCTCGGCGTCCTTGGCGGCGACGATCTGCCAGATGGCCTGCTGGGACTGGACGACCTGGCGGACGAGGAGGCCGGCGAACCCGAGGACCGCGACGATCGCCCCCGCTGTCAGGGTCGTCGACTCCCCAACGGCGAGGACCCCGGTGATCGCGGAGATGGCCGCCCCTCCGATCTCACCCAGGTACTTCACTCCTAGACCCCTATCCATGGGTTGGCTCCTTCGGTGACCAGGAGGCTACCGCGACCGCCTCGGGGTGCTGGGGAGGTCAGAACTCGATCAAGGCCTTCCAGGTCTCCGGGCCAGCGATGGCATCGGACCGGGCCTGGTCGAGGCGACCGACGTAGCGGAGGATGTCCTGGGAGACCTCCAGGGCCTTCCGGGTGCCAGGTCCGGCGACTCCATCGGGGACGCGGTAGGCGTTGACGATCCCGTTGACCAGTTCGCCTCGACCGCCGAAGACGAGGACCCCGATCATGTTGGCTTGGAGGTTGTCGACGTGGGGGCCCTTCACGAAGCTCCGGGCGTCCTTGGTCACGTTGGAGAGGTCGAGGGTGTCCATGGCGTACTCCTGGGTCGAGGCGGGGGGCTTGGGCTTGGGTGGGGCGGGGGGCTTCGGGGCCGGCGATCCGGCGGCGGACAGGAAGGCCCGGAGGTTGGCGGCGTACTGGGCCGCCTGGGCCGGCGTCCCCATGAACTCGAAGTGCATGGGGTCGGGCTTCGAGACGTACCG